TTATTCCACTAAACATAATTCCCGCTCTACCTCGCGACGATTCTTTAACCCTTTCCACGACTGACCATCAGCATATATCCAGCGGCGTAACTCATCGCAAGCGCCTTTGATGTCGCCAGTATTGAGCTTTTTAAGCAGCGTAGATTGGATAAAAGCATGCTGCCCGACGTTATAGGTGAACGAGTACAGAGCCGCTTTCTGGTATTGGCTTAGTGGGATTTTCACAGCTGCATCAACAATGCGTTGTACCGGCGTCAGATCTTGTTGCAATAAAGCATCGCATTCCGCATCAGAATATTTTTTACTGGGGATGATATCTTTACCGGTGTGGCCATCGCATACAGTGAGGACATTGACGACATCGTAGTAAGCCACATACTTGCGGCCCTCTAATCCATCTTCACCACCCAGTAATACACCAGCAATAGCCAGTGCTCCGAAAGCAGAAACACCCATTAACTTACTGCGAAGAGTTGGAGACATTTTATTTCTTCCGTAATTGAAATTCTTTTCGCTTATAGTGCCAATTCACAATAAAGGTTCCCGTCGTGCAGACAATACCGACTACCATGGCCCATTCGTTTAGAGATAACGCACCAATCGTTGTTGTTAACCCGCCGAACCACAAGGATATCGCGCTGGAATATTTATCCATCTTCATTGTCTCCCCCTGCCAGTTGGCCTGGGCATATATTTGCTGCTTTTGGAAAATAGCTCGCCGCCGTGCCCCATCCAGACGCAGAGATTATTTGAGGATAATTGATGCTGGCGATGAACTATAAAACCACACAAATAGCGAGGCCTAATAATTTAAATTATTATGTAAAAATACCGTCTCTTTCGGTGATAATAAGCCAACAACATAGACAAAAGGAAAATTGCTCGATGAATACCGGTTTTATTCTGCTCTGTATTTATGTAGTTGGCGTTATTATTTCTACTTTCATTATTTTCCCGCTGACACGTGACCAGAGCTTAGTAGTAAGGTGCTTGTCATCACTTTTAATTGGTATAACCTGGCCCTTAAGCCTGCCCGTTGCCCTGCTGCTCTCGATGTTCTAATTAATACGCGTTAGGAGCTGAGCCCAAAAGTATCGGGCCTCATCAATGCTTGGGGTAAAATGAAAAAACCCCGCCTGAGCGAGGTTTATTTGACTGTGTGAGTGCAACTGCACAACCAACTGTTATCAGACTAATGCACTTTTTGCGGCCGCACCAACACTTTTATCATAAAAAATTAATTTTGTATTTCGGCGTCCATCTCAAGGCGAATATCCATCATAGCAAGGCAACCATCAACAAAGCCCTCAGCCATTTGTAGATTTATTCTTATTGCTCTTTCGTCTTTCTTTTGTTGCCTTGCAATAGCACGTTTGGATTGATTATAGACATAATGCCGAATGACCAATTCCCACTCATCATACCGATGACGTTTTAAACGAGAAACACATCCATCAACGGCTAATCCATCATCATCACAACATGAAGGTCGTGATGAGGTGGTGTATGGGAGTAAACCTTTAAACCCTGCGGCAATAGAGGAATAGTCAATACCTGAATTATCTTTAGCCCATACACCCCAGCGCTCAAGAACAAGTTGAATATTACGCCTTGGTTTTTTCTGCCCTGAAGGCAAGTTTTTCGATATTCGCATCATAACTCTTCTTCCTTCCGTGAAATATACTGTGTGTGCATAACGCCCCGTCCTAATTAGGGTCGATGGTGGCGCTATTAATTAAATGGGGGAGTTTATGGAAAATATGGCATTTCCAGGCCCCTGCCCATTTGGAGGTTTAATTGCACAGCGCGGCAATACATCACAGTATTTGAGGCAAGTTATAGGGGCTGCGTGCTTATCTGCCCACAAGCCGCTATGACGAATATATTTTGTTAAATAGTTGACGTAGCTGTATCTCAACTTGATTTTATAATGCAGATACTGCCTGACTTCGAGCATGGCCGGTGTCAGTATGTTATTGTCAGATTTGATAAATGATAGTTGTGTCATCTTGCCCCCTTGAGTGATGACACAACAACTGCTTAGGTTGTCAGTTGTTCAGGCCGACAGAGCTATTATTCCGTTAAACATCGGGCATTGAAATTGTATACCCGGCTATTTCTGCCAATTCGATTAATACCGGTAAGGTCGCGACAAACTGATTATCTCTTAAGTGTTCCACACTCACTATCTCACCATGTTCGCAACGGAGTAAAACTGTACCATCCGAAGGCAGAAGCTTAATCAAGTTTTCTATAGGAATCATTAGGTAACATCCTTATATTATTAACCCCCTACAGGGGACCCGATTAAACTCGATTTCCCTTCTAACTAAATTAATTAAAGCCACATATTAGAAATAGCTGACATAACCCCATGAAAGAGGAAATATCAGCTGCTCTCATTTTATTAAGTGTCTTTTTCCCAAGGGCATAGCTCGGTTAACGCGGTTTCCAGCGTGGAGATATCGTCAGAGCTGAGCAATGGGATCAGCTTTTCAATTTCATCATCTGGTCGTTTATAAATCCGTAGATTTACGATCCTCGTAATGACATCTTCAGAGAAACGGTATTTTATGACCCGAGCCGGGTTGCCACCGACGACGGCATACGCAGGAATATCTTTTGTGACAATACTCCCTGCCGCAATAACAGCGCCCTCACCGACCGTAACACCTGGCATAACCATACAGCGCATTCCAAGCCAGCACCCATCATTCAGTACGGTATTCCCTCTGGGCTGATAAGATTTTTTCACCATACTCATAAAGGGATAAAGGCTAATAAAATCAATGGAGTGATTATGATTCCCGCCCATTAATATTACAGCTTCCGCACCAATACAGACATAATCACCAATAATAAGTTGGTCAATATGCCCAAGCGGCTCCCATTGCTGGCTGACGTTGTCGCCGTGGAGATAACGAACAACCGAATGTTCAAACCCATCGTCCCAACAGTCACTGTAGTAACTATGTTGGCCTCTGATCAAAATATTCGGGTTCTTGACGGAAAGATGCAGATACTCGACTTGTGACCAGTGTTTATTTTTCATGACTTTTTCCTTTTCGATAAAAGAAAGCCACGGAACGTGTTGATTTCGTGGCAGTGATTATACGTTCAGATAACCACTGCTTTTAGCTATTCGAGGATGGAACATCAGCGGACAACGGAAATAATTTATATTCATAAAAACCACCTTTTGTCTTATTTTAAGTAGATTTTCTCATATGTTCAATTGTGATTTTTTATAACTAACCTTTTAGCACTAGAGTTGCCTACCGCTACGTAATGGGTATTTTTGATCCCAGCCCAGTTTGGGCTGAAGATGGGCATCTTTGTCTGGGTAGCTTCAACCTCCACGTTAAACAGCAACCAGATTAAATCATAGGGTTACATCAAAGTACAACTAAAGAGTTATTTATATAATTAAACCTTTGGTTTATAATCTTGATATGAAAGAAGAAAAAAGCTCACTGGAACCGCCTATTGCGGCTCGACTTTATCACTTAATGAATAAAACCGGCGTGAATAAGTCGGGGCTTGCTCGTATCTGCGGAATAACTCCTCAAGCCGCTGGTCGCTGGTTCACGAAAGGAAAGATAAGCAAAGATTCGGCATTAAAATTATCTGAAGCCTTTGGTGTTTCCCTTTCCTGGTTGCTAAGTGATGAAACGGATAACCCAGAGCTCCCCACCGTCTCAGAAGTCGTTTTAAGTGAAAGACAAAGGGAATTGCTGAATTTGTTTGACCGACTACCTGAAAGTGATAAAGACAATTATATTGAAGCACTTAGGACCAAAGTTGAGAACTACGACAAGTTATTCAATGAGCTATTGAAATCCAGAAATATCAAAGAATTATCCTTAAAGTAGAAACAATAGACAAAATAAATCACCAATGAAACCAGCTCTTGCTGGTTTTTTCGTCTAAATTTCAAAATATTAACCCTATGATTGATAATGAAGTAAAACTAATGATTGATATCAATATAATCCTATGATTTAATCCACTCATCAACGGCACAGCAGCCGCTTAGGTGAGCAAGTTCTGACAATCTGAAAGCAGATAAATCGTGAGTAAAGCATAATTTTTGGAATAAGAATGGAATATAAAAAGATAGACTAAATAACAACTCCATCAATATAATCAACCCACTCATACACCAATTTATATAAGGAGGATTGCCATGTTGACCCGTGAAATGTTTTTAGTTTCGCTCGTCCTTAGCGATCGTCATTGCTCAAGCATTACTGGTATCGTGCTGCGATAACCTGCTTGAGCGAAGCTAACTAAACAATCTGAGAACTTCCCTCCGGCTTACCGGTTATCGTCAGTAATTTTTGACGATAGGCATTTTTATGCCTGAAATCTGGATAAGCATCATGAGTACATTACTTTCTGCGCAATCTGTCAGCTACGACAACACCTTCGGTCCGTTACTGGCTGAGATTTCTTTTAGCCTGAAAAAAGGCGACCGCATCGGCCTGATTGGGCATAACGGCTGTGGCAAAAGTACCCTTCTGAATATCCTCAGCGGTGCACTATCTATGACCTCTGGCACCATCACAACAGCAAATCAATGCTTGATGGCCACGGTAGAACAGCATCTGCCCTGCGCATTAAACGAAGCTACGTTGATAGATGCGGTGCTCAATCATCTGCCGGGCAGCCTGCACCAACCGGAACGCTGGCAAGCCGAAGTCCTACTCGCCACACTGGGTTTTGAGGAAAACGTATGGTCACTGACTGCCGCAACTCTGAGCGGCGGGCAACATACGCGCCTGCTGCTAGCGCGAGCTTTGATCCGCCAGCCGGATTTACTGCTGCTGGATGAGCCCAGTAACCACCTGGATTTACCAACTCTGCTATGGCTTGAACAGTTTCTACAAAATTGGGGAGGCAGCTTTGTACTGGTATCGCACGACCGCAGCCTGCTCGACCGCGTGACCAACTGCACCTGGATCTTGCGCGATAAAACCCTGCAATTTATTCGTCTACCCTGCTCACAAGCCAGGCTGGCGTTAGAAGAAAAGGATAGCGCCGATGCTCATCGCCATCATGCAGAACAAAAGGAGATCGACCGAGTAGCGAAAAGTGCCAAACGGTTGGCTATCTGGGGCAGCGTGTATGACAACGAAAAGCTGGCTCGTAAAGCCAAGCAGATGGAGAAACAAGTTGATCGAATGAAGGAAGATCAAACTCTATTAACGGCCGGCAATCAATGGCAATTGCGGCTCAATGGTGAAGCATTGCCTGCTGATCGTGTGCTGGCACTATCTGATTTGCAGGTGCGTCCTGCGCCGGATGCACCTGTTTTATTCGAACTGGATGAAGTTAGAGTAAAAAGTGGCGATCGCATCGCGCTAGTTGGCCGCAATGGCTGCGGTAAGTCATCGTTATTACATAGCTTATGGCAGGAATTTAACCAGCCAGAAACCTCCGATGCGGGTATAGTTTTTCATCCAAAAGTCCGTATGGGATATTACGATCAAAGCCTACATCAATTACACGATGACGATTCAATCAGCGACGCGCTGACGCCTTTTGCACCATTGACGGAAGACCAGCGAAAAATGGCGCTGATTGGTGCGGGCTTCCCTTACCTGCGGCATCAACAAAAGGTAAGTACCCTAAGCGGTGGTGAACGTTCACGGCTGCTGTTTATCGGCTTAACACTGGCAAACTATTCGTTACTGCTACTGGATGAGCCGACCAACCACCTCGATATAGAAGGTAAAGAGGAACTGGCGGAAACACTAAAAACGTTCAAAGGTGCAGTATTATTGGTGTCACATGACCGCATGCTAATTGAGCAAAGTTGTAATCGCTTCTGGTTGATCCACCAACAACGGCTCGAAGAGTGGCACGACCTGGCTCCGGTTTACAACATTCTGGCCGATAAACCAGTAATAGCGCCGAGTTCAAGTTCAGCCATTGCTACAGCTGCTATTACCACCCTCATGAAAAGTGAGGAAGATTATTTGCTGACAGCCTTGCTGGATCTGGAGGCCAAACTGGCCGAGGATTTGGCGCGGAAACCTAAACACCAAAAAATCACATTACAACGTGAGTGGCAGCAACAAATCGACGAGCTTAATAGTCTGCTAGGTTTAAGAGAGTGAGGACTAACGGATTCAAAAGTTTTTAACTCAAATATCCGCTGGGTGTATGACCAATAAGCCTCATCAGTTTCTGATGGGGCTTATTCCATGCTTTCAGGTTGCTGGCTCCCACAAAAATCAGTACCAGTAAACATAAATCGCCAACTAGACAGTATAACTCTCGCCATAATTTCAAACTATTTTCAGAGCCTCGCTCGCTATAATCCTAGGGTATTACCTGTGACAACATTCACCGTTATCTATCTGGATTCCCATAGAAATGAGTGGGTAAAAATTTCGCCGGTTGAACCTGGCTAAAATAATCAATGTAGAAACCATGGCCGGACATCGATTATTTATTTTTTTATCAGAGATAAGAAAAATATTTACTCCACGAAAAGGCTAAATACAGAGCTTTCTTGTAGAAAATCTATTGAGCAATAGATATACAGTGGTACTGCTTTAGTTAACACCATAAGGAAATGGATGCTAGGGAAAAAGACAAACTGGAAAAAATGGTATTTTCCGGCGATATTGTCATGCTTAGCGACATTCATGGCCCTGCCAAGCTATTTTATATTGGTGAAAACGGTAAGCTTATTTGCACCGATCCACTTAGTTTTCATTTTGATGGTGCGAAAAAGATTATCGCTGAATTTAATAGCTCGGTGAGTAGAAAGGATTATAGTCACTCTGAAGGAAAACCACGACCAACACAGGTTCAGCGTTTGGTACGTGCTTCTGTACCTGATTTGCCAGCACAGCAAGCCTTCCGTACTATTAACACCAAGGCTGCGGAGCGACTGCTGGCTGCCGGAGGCGTTTACAACGGAAATGTTGAAGGTTATACGAAAACAGCCCAAGATTTAGGCGGTTAAGCAAGCTAAAGCAAAAGTGTTAGCTGACGGTACTAGAGAAACGTTCCCTAATGGAAATATGGCGGATGCTCATGCCGAAATAGGTGCTCTTCAACAAGCACATGAAGCTGGGGTCTCGAAGGGAGCCGATATAAACATGGTTGTGAGCGGTAAAGATGTCTGTGGTTACTGTAGAGGCGATATTGCTGCAGCCGCAAATGCCGCTGAAGTAAACTCGCTCACTATACATGCTGTCGATAAATATGGTGACCCAGTAAAATACACATGGGAAACAGGAATGAGATCTATCAAGGTGGCTAAATGAATAAAGATATGGTGTTAGGCGGTTATTTCTTTAGCCCTTCTGGTGATAGGGAACAGTTAAAACCTTTAAAGAACCCTTCTGAGGATGACTTACTCCAAGTCCTTGAACTTTTCCGTGATAACGTTGGTGTGTTGGGTATGAAAAATAACGCTTGTGACGATATCGATCCTGAAGAGTTATCTTTATACACTGAATCTGGACGCTATATGTTGTTGCTAGGTGAAAATGATTGTGATGGTGAATATAACGTCAGGACGTTGCACAACCTAAACTCACCAGGTGGCTTGCAGCTTATGCACGGTGAACCTTATGGTGCATCAACTATAGTTGATGATTTTGATCCGGTGATCACTGCTTTTCGAGAGTATCTAGCTACTGGTAATGTATCGACAGACCTCCTTTATTAATATTGCTTAAGTCATCAAAATGGCGATCCAACCCAGCACCATTGCTAGGTTTTTGTGCTTGATCCCGACATCGTAATTACTCCAATAACGCGTCAAAACTCATGCTTTATTAACGCGTCAAGGATATCCGAATTGGTAGTTTTGAGATTTATTAACGCCAATAAATTTGATGAAAACATCATGCTGCAGATGATTATATTTTTTGAGATAACTTAGATAATTAATTGACAAGCCATATAACCTTATATTTAACAAAGTATTATTTATTCAAATTATGGGGATATAACAACATTCATAAGAAAACCGCATTATTAGACAAGAGATAAAAAACATTGACACCCTCATGAAATATCCGTTGACCAATCAGCTCTGTCTTTAGAGCTACCATGGTTTTTATAACACCGAAACTTTCCCCTACGGCGTGGAGTTCTGTATTCATTCCATCTTCGGGGAAATTCTCAATTAAGATATCCTCGCTACTTTTATTTTGAAATCTCTCGCTCATAAAATATTCATATCAATAGCATTCCCTTCGGCATGTCTGATTCTTAATGATGGCGCTACGTTAAGCCCTCTCATACCGTACACTTTTACCATATTCTGTGTAGCTTTAATGCTTTTCGCAGTGTCCATACTGCCATCGATCTTTTAATGCGCCCATTGGATGCAAACTCCCGTTTCAACCCGTACATATTCAGGCTTGGTAAGGTTTTTTTGGTATTTTACAAGACCAATGTATCAAATAAACCCTCTCTGGGGGATTAATGTTGCAAATATAATTACTGCCGCGCAAATCTTATTAATTTAGATATAAAATTATCAATGCTTATTTTAAATGACGGACTTAATAATGAATTCCCTTTAGAAGTATTATTATCTATATACCAATGATAATACTCAACGTCATTGAACCATCTATTTTAACATTCTCTGTAATGGGGCCTTTCATATCAGCAACACTGCCAAGTCTCGGCATGACTTCAATATCAGCACTGAATACTTTTCCTGGTGCTTTTGTTGCATTAGCATGGACCCAGCTCAGCCCATTCAGTGGCCCAATGCTTAATGATAAAATAGCCGCAGCGGCTTCTTCCTGTTTACGGAAATATTTTGCAGTACCATCAACCTTTGCATTTGAAAAATAAACGCCGTAATCACCTATTTTTCCGGCGCCATTAACAAAACCTAATCCATAGCGACCTCCGGACGTGCTACTGCCAGCACGGTTATCGCTACCGGTCACGCTAACGTAGGTTTCAGCATCACAAATTACTGACCAGTTTTTGGTTATTGAAGGCAATACGGTGAGTGCCGAAGGTTTAACAGTATGCCCTGCAATTTCACCGACATTATAGACTCCGCCGTCTGGAGCCATGACAATACAACCAGGGGGGCTCACCTGACCTTTGACTGTTAATTCTGCTGTTGGTGCTTTTGCGTTTGCTGCATTGAAGCCAAAAATCAAATAAGACAGTGCTGTAAGTGCTATCAGTTGCTTTTTCATGTTTATAGTCTGAGGTTATTCTAATTACATTAGAAAATGTCAACACAATTGAGGTTATCAAAGTAACAATTTTATCAAAGTTTGATATTAATCAACATTTTACCTTGTTGAGGTGATTAAACAATAAACAAAAAGGGGCGTATATCAGAATGGAAGCTGACTTATTGTAAGATATTTCTTATGCGAGATAATTTATTGTTATTTTTACAACAATAAATACGGCTCTGTTGCAGTAATTCGTCGTCAGGCAATATGTTATTTTTTACGATGTTTTCTGCATATACCACTGAAAATACAGCACTGTTCATTGATATGGTCGCGCAATGTATTTGGCTTGAACCTACACAATTTGGAGGAGATGATGGCAGAGTACGGTATTATCATTGACCATTCCCCGCTTTACCATTGAGTCACGGAGTGCCCCTGCGTCCATAGCCATTTACGTTCAAAATATAGATTGACTCTTTTCACTGTCCGGCACAGCAGTTAGCTTTTCATGGCCATCAACCTGTCGATATGTTCACATTTCTGGCGGTAATACATAGATAAAGAACGTTGCATTAGATTAGTTAGGCGTCATTTTGCAAACGATGAAGCCGCTAAGTACTTCTTTCAAAATTTCATGAGATCAGAAGTTTAGCCGGACGATTGTATGAAAAGGAAAAAGGTAAGAAATTTGCGATGAAACTACTGGGGCATAAATCGGAGAAGATGACGAACAAGTATCTTGATACGATAGGGAAAGAATACGTGATGCTATAAAAGACCGAATATCAGATTTCGATAAAATTTCGATAAATTTCGATAAACCACAAAATTCACCTTTAAAATCAATGGGTTAAAAATAGACCGAATACGATTCCTCTTTTAGATTTAAAATGTTTTTTCTTTTTAAAATCAAAAAATTAAATCAATATTACCTCAAAAAACACCTTCCGTTACCTTACTTTCCTAGCCTTTAAATTCATATAGTTAACAGCTAATTCGGAACCATTCGTAAAAATTTCGATACGTTTAATGCGTTCGGCTTGTGTTTTGTAGCAAGGTACGATTAAGTTTGACTGGCAGCTATGAGCGAGGAGCGGAAGTTACCCACTGACTTTTATCATGGCATCTTAGTTCTACTGACATAGCTTATAGCCTAGCCAGAATAGTGAGATTATTGTAGACCCATGGCTAACCGCGATTATGCAGGAGGTTTCTTCTGAGACACAATCTACCGTACACAGCCTTGATTTACCTTTAATGCTGAAGCTAATCAGCTCAGAAGAGCGGCCTATGTATCGAAGTCGCGAGAAAAATAGTTAAAAAATCTTATATTTGTTATATGATTCCCAACAAAAAATTAGGAGGGAACCATGAGTAGTTATACTAACTTTATGATGGGTATCATTTGCCATATAATAAAAAAAGCTCCATGTTGTTTTTCTGAAAGAATGAAGCAAGCAAGTGCTGCCTATTTTTATAACCGTAATGAAATCAAGAATAATAAGTTTACACAAGACCATGAGAAAATTTCCAGTCATAGCTTGTTGTTTCCACGATATAACTGGACTGTTACTGGTGTTCAACATTTACAGCCGTTATCATTGCAGGATGCAATAAAAGCTAAGCGCTGGCATGAAAGAAATAGTACATGGAGGCGAAAGAGTGCGGATATAAACCCGACAATTTCACGTGAGTCATGGCTAGATAGGTTGTTTTTTATCGATATTTTTGAAAATGCAAAAGTTCCTGAGCACCTTCTAATTCGGACCAATACTCAATTTGTTACCCATTGTTATTTATCGGTATTAGAACTTAAAGGTGGGCATTACTTTTTGTCAACAAGTTGGTATTTTACTGATGCTGTAACGCAGCTTCTGCAACATGTGCCTGTTGATGATATGCCTCTAAGCTCCATTAATTACGAAACTTGCAATCCATTTAAACATAATTTTTCGGCTGCCATTCTACCTGGGCGATTAAATAAAAGCGACGATCGTTTGATTGCTAACATAGACAAAATACACAAAGAAATAAAACGATTAGGTCGTATAGTTCAAAATCGTCTTGGGATTAGTGAGTTGCAAGAGGGTATTTATACTTTGAACGTATATAACGATGACGACTGCTCTTATTTTGACAGTAAGCATTCTGACGAATTCAGGGGGGATTTCCGTATTGACCATCATGCTATCCACACCTCGATGTCGAGCTCCTCAATTATTATGGGAGATAAGGCAGGTAAAGAGTTTTTGATTTCATCAGATTTGTTAAAGCGCTCAAATATTCCTTACCTAGCCATTTACTCAGTTCCCAAAGCACATAAAATGAAAAACAAAGTTAATATCCCTCGTGACAAGGAATATTTCTCGGTTGAAGATTCAATTAATATTTTTCAGTTGCCATTGCTTTTAAACAAGAAGTTCGATGCGATAGTTAAATCGTACAGGAGAATAATAATTCTGAGCTATCGCAGTCCAGCTAAATACTATTATGATTTATATGACGCCAGCCTTGGATTAATGGAGATCATTAATCAAGCCAATGTATTAAGGAGTGACAAAACTTTATACATGCATAAAATTAGGGATGCATCGGCTAGCAGGATGCAGGAAATTATTTCTATGCAATTAGATAAATTCAATGCACTTTATGAGGATGTTATCGCTAAGAAAGAAATTTGCATAGAGAAAGTTTCGGCTAATAACCTTATTTATCAGAGGAAAATGACACATCTTGTCGTCCTGCTGGCTGTACTGCAGGTCGTAATTGCTATTATTTCGCTGAAAGATCCAAACATAAAAACGATAATTAAATCAATTTGGCAAGGTGTAACTTCATAGTAATATATAAGAAGTTATACTGATTTTTTCTATGTTGCGAATAATCTGAGTGAGAGGTTTATAAAAAATCCATCATTTTATTTTTACTTATATTTAATCCCGAAATTGTAGGGGGGAACTCAAAACACTTGTCCTGCAAGGAAAAGCAAAAAGTGTATTTCTATTCCGCGCTGCTATTTGGAAATGTAGAGAGTCCGCTCTTGGCACTAAGCCGACTGTCAGACCTAGCAAAGGTGTTTGATTAAGTATGAGTCGCTACAGATGATTGGTCTCATTTTTAAGTCACCGACCAATAATGCAATGAATAAATGAATAGACCGAGCGATTAAACTCAGAGCTTCTTGATAGCGCTTCGCTGCTGCAAGCTAGATGGCTAGCTTAACTCTTTTCTTCCTCCTCACCGAAAAATTACATAACCATGACAGTCTATTGATCAATCGACACAACTGTTAGAATAGCGTAATTCAGGCATGGATGTTTTTGAATAATTCAGAGCAGGCAGTCATCTTAATGTTAGCAACAATTCCAACACAAAAAACAACATCGAATAAATTTCGTAATGATATCAATGGACTTCGAGCATGGGCGGTCATTGCCGTTGTTCTGTACCATTTTGGTGTGCCAGGGTTCTCGGGTGGGTTTGTCGGTGTGGATGTTTTCTTTGTCATCTCCGGCTTTTTAATGACCCGGATCATCGTTTCTGGCATGGAGTCAGGCAATTTTTCATTCTTACAGTTTTATCTGGCCAGAGCGCGAAGAATTATTCCCATGCTTTTGGTGCTATGTTTTGCTCTATTAATTTTTGGTTGGTTCTGGCTGCCTGAACATAATTATAAATTGCTAGCAACCCATGTGGTAAATACACTCTTTTTTATATCGAATATTAAATTTTGGCGTGAATCGGGTTATTTCGATGCGTCCTCACATGAAAAGTGGTTGTTACATACCTGGTCACTTTCTGTGGAGTGGCAGTTTTATATTATTCTGCCTATTATCATTTTTGTGCTGTGGAAGTTCATCAATTACAAGGCGGTTAAATTTGCCTTATTCGCACTAGGATTCCTATCACTGTGCCTTTCTATCTATGCTTCACAACGCTGGCCGTCAGCGGCGTTTTACCTTCTGCCAACCAGAATGTGGGAAATGCTAGCTGGGGGGATGGCTTGGTGGATAACGCGTAGAAAGGCATTGCCGGAGACTCTGGCGAGATATACAGAAGTTATCGGCATAGTATTTATCTCTGCGTCAATTGTGCTATTTAACTCATCAATTGTTTGGCCCGGTTCAAATGCGCTATTACCGGTAGCCGGTGCGGTGCTGGTACTGATTTCTGCGCGGCAAAAATCAATTTTCACCGCTAATATTATCGCTCAAAAGTTGGGGGCCAGTTCCTATTCTATCTATTTATGGCATTGGCCTATTGTCGTCGCATTAACTTATTTAAGTTTACTCAGTAACTATAAATGGGTGCTGCTGGCTTTAGTTGCTACCGTGATATTAGGTGAATTATCTCTTAAGTTAGTGGAAAATCCATCACGGAAAGTTTTCGCCAAATTATCCACCACCTCTAACCTGGTCTATATATCACTGTGTACACTGGTCGTTGGTGTGCTGGCACTGACAGTTAGGCACAGTACGCTCGATCGCGACATTATGGCAGATAAAGAAACCGTTGAGCTTTATGCAAAAATACAATCATTTCATGTAATGCCAAACCGAGATAATGGTTATTGTTTTTATAATGTTGACAGTGAGTCCGACCCCATCATCTCAATGGAAAAATCAGTGTGCAAACTGGGGGTTAAGTCATTGAAGCCAAAAGGTCTGCTTTTTGGTGACTCCTTTGCCGGACATTATGAACCCTTCGTCGATGAAGTCGCGAAGAAACTCGGTATATCAGTAGATTCCGTCACCACTAACTGGTGTTTCCCGAGCTTAACGGATTCAACCAATGGCACTAAAACACGAGTGGCCTATAAACAGTGCCTGTTAAATAGAGAATATCTAAAAGATAATATTTCAAAATATGATTTCGTTATATTTTCTGGCATCTGGTTTGATTTATATCGCAAAGGTTATCAAAATGAAATTGTTGATGTGATTAAATATGCCAAATCTAAAGGGGTGAAAGTGTATGTCATGGCATCCCCAACACAATACGACATCAATGTTTTTGCTAATTTTATCGCTGCGGGAGTCAATGATTTACCGTTTAGATTAAAAGGTAATTCCAATAAAAAAGATGATGATACCCAAAAGATGGATATTATCTTCTCGCAATTAGAACAAGATGGGTATATAAAATTCATCAAAAAAGATGACATATTTGATGAAAGTGACTCATACCATTACAACGGAATAGAGATCCCCTACTCTCTTGACGGTGCTCATATCTCAATTGACAGTTCATTGATGGCTGCCAAACGATTTATTGAAACTGGTGTCTATAAAAAATACTTTTCAGATGTAAAGTAAATATACAATTAGCCGGGCGATAGCGCCCGGCATTGGTTACTCTGGTACCACCGGCCAGATAATATCAGGCGATTGCGCTATATCAATTCTCATTAAGAGAACCCGATATTTCTTCCATGCGGTAATCAATTCTTTTTCGCGCTCCGTTGCCATTGCCAGATCAACTGCGTCCTGAAGCGGTGCAATAGCCTCTGCGGCTAACGTTAATAAATTGGCTTTCTTGTATTCATCTGCCTTTTGCTCCAGTTCTGCATGGGTTCTTGCCAGCACCCAGCCGGAGCCATCCCATTCATAATAATTGCCATCATCGGGACAGACTGATACAACACCATAATCCCCGGCTAAAGCTCGCTGGTAGATCTCAACACAATACGTCATAGAATCTACTGGCGCGGCGCTGAAATTAAAGGTTCCACCGGCGATATTGTCAGTGATCGTAACATCAATATAGCGCTCGATATTCCGTGAGCGGGGCGCGGTGGCAGTAATTTTATCTATATCATTAATCATGAGATACGCATCCATAATGTGTTTCGGGTAAGGCCATCATTAACCGCCGCAAAACCTTGGCAACGCCATGTCCCGGTTAATAGTGTTTGTCCGTTATTGTAGTTTGCAACGTTATTCCACTTTAATTCACTGCCCGCTTTCACATCCCCCGGATTAACGGCATTTCCGACATTGGTAGAATTGATGGCGAAAGCATAAGAGCCAATACCGTAAGTATCCGGCACTCTGGCTTGCGCTATTACATTGGCAATATAAGTGCTTAAATAGCCGCCCCATACTGAACCGTAGACATTCCCATCCGCAGCTAACCATGCCGCCGTATTGCCTGCATAAACCGCCCCAATAGATGAAATGCCACCTCCTGTTACAGTGCCTGCCGTAGTCAGACTGCCGGGTAATGTGATGGCGGCATTTGTGGATTGAACTGCATTAACAATACGTGTGTCATTGCCCGCAGCCACGGTGTTAGCGATAGACCCCACATCCAGCACTGCCGCACCTTTAAGCCCTAAATTGGTTCGTGCAGTGGTCTTGTTTGCCACATCATTCAAGTTTTGGTTTTTCAGTAATGCATTGGTAGCAATTGCCGCGGTATCCGTTAAGCCAAGGTTAGCAATGGCGGCAGCTATTGCCTCCGGCCCCGCCGCCGCGATTTCAGCAAGGTTACTGGCTGTCTGCAAATAAGTGTTTGGCTCTTCTTTACGCCATACACCGATATCTAATGTGCCTGTGGGTTCTACGCCGGTGTTTTCTGACAATGCAATATAACTATTGCCACCGTGACTCACTCTCGCCCCTGCTTGGTAAGGCGCATCGGCAAACCAAATTAGCTGCCCAAGGTTTTGCAATTCCTGCAAGGCCAAATCGACCCGATTATGCCACCAGTTTTCCCACTTGGCTTCGGGCGGATCTTCTGATGCACCCCCCGCCCAACCACGCGCAATCAGACCATCGCCGGGGCGTTCAAATTGCGCAGGTACACTGGCCCACGGCTGATTAAAGCTGTCATTTCTTGCCATATATTGGCTCCAATTAGATATAAGCGCCCATGCCGTATGGCTGAGCGTCGAAGGTGCCTTTATAGGCAAAGGGATGATGGTTAACGCGGATCAGGCTGGTTTTGACGCCTTGCGGTCGGGGGATTAAATCAAAAAGCTGAATAAGCACTAAGACATTAGCGGGGATCGGTTTATCGACCCAGATAGTTTTCATGGTCATATCCTGCCCATCGATGATGGCGGAATTAACATCCAGAATATAATCAACGGCGGTTTTGATTTCATCCAAGGTGGCGTTGGTGTTATTTTTCTGGATCTTGGCTTTGATTAATACGCGATAGAGATAATCCGACACCGGAACTTTGCCGATTTGTTCATGCGGCGCTTTATACGGCGCAACATTATAGGGCTGTGCACCGCCAGTACCGTTATAAGCAAATATCGATAAGTAATCGCTGCGGATGAGTGGCCGCTCAGTAAATCCGGCAATGCGGCCACAGATATCCAGTTGATCGCCCTCGGCATTATCAATATCCAACAGGTTATTAATTTTAGTGATCTGCTCTTCCAGTGAAGATTGGCTGATATCCGGTAAAATACTGATCCATTCAAGCAGTTTCGGCGCATTTTTATATTGCAGGTAAATCCGTGACAGCGCTTTTTTACGGTGGTTATACATAAACCACCTCGATATTCTCAGTACTGAACACCCCGAGCTGATTAAAGGCTATTCTCACTGCACTCTCATTGGCCTGCTCGACAGCAGTGCCAACGGTAATCGCATTCACAAAGCCATTACCGGCCACCAAATAATTGACTGGGGTAAATAAACGGCCCGCGCCAATACTTTCACCAATTTTAAAGCCCAACTTAGAAAAGCCATTGGTCTGATCAAAACCGGTAATGCTGTAATCGACAATCGCCTGTTTAATCTCTTCGTCAATGAATTCGCTATTACTGGCGATCTCTACCCGTACATAAACCGGTATTAGTTGGGGGCGAAAAAAGGTTACGGTGATCGGGTTACCTTTTGGGGTAACAGTATCCAACGAGATTTTATTGGGGAAAGTGTTATAACGGTTTAACCCACAACCGGGGTTTTTATTGATGGCAATGCTGTTAATAACATCCTCGATGCTGCCACCATCAACAAATATCGCCATTGAGTGACCGAGCACCCCATTTTCGTCGGCTTGATCCTCAAAATTTTCATAAATACGCGCCCGTTTAACATCATCAATATTGACCAGCACCGCATAAATATTATCAATCTGATTGGAGCCAGGTAACGCTACTGATTCATTGCGCCGGATGCGAAATGCGTTATTAGTTTCTTTATCCAATCCCATTGACGCTGCAGTGTTATTTGTCACCGCCGTAATGCCGCCGATCGGTGTGGCAATAATGGTAAGATTATGACTATTGGCCTCCTGCGCACCTGCCAGCGTACAAGTGACATTCACCGTCGCATTCCCTACCGCGTCAGTTACAACATCACCATCGGTCGCCCATAAGGTATTAGTCGCCCTATTTCTGATTAATGTCCCGGCATTAATTGGAGTAAAAGCGATACCGTGAAAATTAACGGTGGCGGTTGAATAGGTCGCACTTTTGCGTTTGATTCCAGCGAACGCAGCAATGCGGTCTAATTGTTGGTCAATCGCTGAGTTGGGATCAGCGGCGTGATAAGCATTAATTACCGCTTCATCCAGATTGGCTAATGCCTCACACCAGACCGCTATTGCCAGACCATCTGGTGATTCAGGATTAATATTCCAGCCGTCATCAATAGCAAGATAGCGCTGGCGCATAGTATCCAGATATTCACTCAGCGTGGTGCCGCTGGCCCCGTCACGATTTATGGTTGCCATTAGATAAGATCCTCAGTGAACAGGAAATCAAATGCGTCGTTATTAATATCAATCACCGCGGCAAATATCGTTATTTTGCGATTTTTCATATCGAGATCCATTTCAAAGCGGTTAATAGTCAGCACGCCTTTGGCCGCCAATAAGCGCTGTTTAATATTGGCTTCGGCAATGTCGCGTGAAGTTTTGCCCAATATGCTTTGAAACCACGGCGTTCCCTCGGTGGCATCAAGAAAATACTCGCCAAGAAATAACCGCAGGCAGCAGATCATGGCTTGCCGGGTTTCTTCTTTGCCGCTAGCAAACTGGCTACCGTGGGTAACAATGTCACCATCTTGGAAATTGCGGATCACAGTGCCTCCGGAAACAAAAAGCCCCGGCATAAGCCAGGGCGATAATAGGTAGGATTCAATCAGGGTAATGAGCTATTGCGGCCCATCAGTGCGATCATTGCCGCGTTGCACGCCGCCGTGGTCGTGGTCGCCAACTTCCAGCTCGCCAATCGCCAAGCCACCTTGAGTGACCTCAGTACGGCCATTAAGGGTGGTTTGCCCATTATTGGTAAACTCTGGGCCGCTATAGCTCATGCCAGATTCGGTAAGCGCCAATGTGGTACCGCCAGCCGTCAAAGTCATTCCACTATCAGTAAGGTGAATGCGCACCCCGCCACTTTTGTTACTTAAACCAATCCCCTCGGTCGGCAAGCCCGCAATCGCGGTTTGTTGTGAGCGGTAACCAGGGGCAAAGAAAGCATCGGACGGATTAAACATCCGTGCATCCAGTGGTGCTACCGGCCCGCCCTGACTGAGCCAATTATCGATAGAACGCTGGCTGAAATGAATATAGCCCTCGGTACCCGCTGGCAGCTCATGAAAAACCGTCCATTCGGCACTGCCAGAAAATTGCACCGGCACATGTTCGATAACGGGCAGTGTCTTAAATTGACCGTCACCGATATGACGCTGAATGCCACACTCCACCACTGCGCGTTGTAGATCGGCGTTATAGCTAATGACCTTGCCGGGCATGCCGATCATCAAGTCACGCACCGTATCGCGCTTGAGCAGCATCATGGTGGTATACAGCGGGTTGCTCTCAATCATCATTACCTCAGGGCATGCGCCATTGACTGATCAGCGTAGTTTTCCACGTGTCACCCCATAGAGTGCCTTCGTGGTATGTACGCAACACATTAAACTGGCCGGTCTGCTGCTGAATATTCGCCAGATTATTAAGGTCGGTGTTATACATGCCGCTGAAATTGATCGTCCAAAAGCTCGACGTAACATTAATTACATCAGCCGGCTGAATTTGATGATTCATTTTAACGTCAATTTCCATTGTGCTTAGATACCAGCGAGGCACCCCCTCCATGCCGTTCTGAGCGGTTATATCGTGGGTTACCCCTTTTCTTGCTGCTCCTTCTCTACCCAATAAAACGCGTGTTGGCGTTAGCATCCAGTAATATTTCCAGTCCTCCCGTAAGGCATTCAAAATATCGCGGCACAGTCGACCACCTGCATTATAGGAAAAGGCAAAACGGGGAAGGTCTGAGAAATCACCAATCACTTCAACATCAAGACCAAATTCACCTGCGACATCTTTCAGCATTTTTATGGCGGGAGTATTGGCTCCCCATACTTTAAAACTGGCAGTATTCCATGCCAGCCCAATCGTGCGGCAATATAACCGCAGGCAGGTATTTACCCCCTCTTTGACCACTTCGACATTGTGAATCCGTCCGCTGAATATCGTGCCGATGTTGTCGCCATAACCAGCTTTTAATACCAGGTTGCCATAACGTTTTTCTTTATCGTCATAGCGCTGAATCAAGGCGCGGGTGCGCGCTGAAATACCGTAAAGAGTGATTCTGGCAGTAGCATCGACATTCTGCGGGGTATTATCGACGGCAAAGCGGATCTCTAATGGCGGCTGATAGGTAAGTTCATCGCCACTCACTGGGGTAATAGTCAGTAAGTAATTGCGGCCAAAATAACTACTCATTATCGGGATACCATGTCAGGCGATTATTAATACCAAGATTGGCGATAGTCGGGGTCTCCCCGGCTAATATCAGCGGGCCAATATCGGTATTAAGTCCCGCCAATAAATTAACGCCAATATGCAAAGCACGTCCCAAAACTACCGGTTCGCCCTGCTCATAAATATCGACGCAGAAATAATTAAAACGGGTGAGCCAGTGCAGACGAAAAACCAAATAGTGATTATTTAATTGCACTCGGAAACGCTGCACCGCGTAACCATTGTTTAATGGGATAATCTTCATTACGTGGCCTCAACAAAAACTTCACCAAATGAGTATTCACGTTGCCCCTGAGTGGCAGCACTATCGCCATAAGGTAAGTTGTCATTGGTTTCAGCGACCGTGTCGTAAATAATATTGAGCTGCAACAGTTCAACCACAATCTCTAACCCGCCCTCATTCTCTTTTTTCAATTGGGTGCGGGTATTGGTGATCAGGCAATTTTTATAGGCTGCTCCCCGGCTGGCCACTAATTCAAACGGCGTATGTGAGCGCTGCAACTCACGCAATTGCTCGAGTAAATTTTGCGAACGGGTTGAGCGCGATTGTGATCCCAAGCCGCCGGAATACAAACTGGTGCCAACCGAAGCAGCCACTCCTGCCAGCGCCGCCGCTCGGCCAGAAAGCAAACTGGCCGCCATACCAGTAGTGATACTGGCTCCGGCCCCCAGTAGTCCGGCAATGCTGTTATCTTGCTGGGCCAGCAGTTCACGAAACCAGTTATCGGACACACCGATAATCATGGTTAGCGCCAGCGCACGCGTCACGGCGTTATCATGAGCGGTATTGGCATCCTCCAGTGGAAACTCACTGACATCAGTGCGCAGCTCGCTCGACTCTTCCAGTAATGCATCAAAATAGAGATTGCCGATTTTCGGTCGATTACGAGTAAATAATCCGGTAATAGCCATCAGTAGTGCTCCGTATGCATCATGTCGCGCGCTTGCTGGGCCAGTTGAGTGGTGGCCTGTAGCACCCCGTCACGGATGGATTCACTATCACCGCCCACGGTACCCACATGGATAATGTTGTGTTGTTCCAGTCTGACATCACCACGGGCAGCGGATGCGGTGACTGCTTGCATAGGGGTTGTTTGGCGGTCGCTGTAGCCCTGAATCTCTTCCCATGAACGTTTTGGCTGAGCGTAATTTGATGATGGCAGCGAGGCCCATACACCACCCAATCCACTAGTGGCATCCGCAAAATTACCGTTCGTCACATTTTCTAGCTGACCGGCACGTTGAATCAGAAACAGCGCGGCGAGATCCTGACTGCGTGGTGAAAAGTCGGTCAGATTAAGCGCTTTGGCGGCATCATCCCAAGAGCTGCTGGTGAACTGATAGCGCCCAGCAGCCGAGGTTTTATTTTTAGTGCCGTCTGTTTGGGTGAAATCTTTTAATTGCCGTGGGTGGTCACTGTTGTCATAGAATTGGTCGCCACCAAACATCGTGTTATAGCCAGAATTGGCATAACTGGCAGTTCCCTCGGCATTGGATAGCACATCCAGATACTGCCGAACGTTGGGATCATCAACCAGATTATTAAGGTCACTGCTATCACTGGGGTAAGGCACGCCGGGGTTATTTTTAGCCCAGTTCTGGCGTTTGAGTGCTTCGGGATTACTCATGGCTTTGGCATCGTCGGCGCTTGTAAAAATATTACCGGGCGTTAATGCCGCCGCTGCGCCGATGGTAACCGGATTGACCAGCAAGCGTGACAACCAGCCACGCCCACCAGCAGCACCTGCGGGTGGCTTACCACCGCCAGGTAGCATGCCGCCGACAAACTTTACTGCACCAGCGGTACCGGCCAGCCCGGCAGCAGTCAGAATCGCTTTTGACACTTCGGGATTTTCTTTAATAAACTGATTAATACTTTCTAATAACGCATTGATGATTGGCAGTAAGTCGCCACCCATTGAACGGGCCAGATTGTCAAAGTTAGTCGCCAGATCCGCCATCTCTTTATTAAACTCGTTGGCTGAGTCAATAAGCTTGGGATCGAGCGGTTTATATAACTCTTCAAAATTTTTCAGTGAGGCATTAAGCCCCTTGCTGCCGCCTTCCAATAAGCGGGTAAAAGGATCATTATCACCGCTGCCAATTCCACTGCGCAAATTTCGCCGCTGGTCATTATCCATTTTGCCGTAAGCATCTATAAGATACTTGAGCGAGTCCATGCCGGTTTTATTGGCAAATTCAGTCGGGTTAAACGCACCATTCCAATAGGCTTTATCGCCTAACTCCCCTTGTCTGGCACGCTGTTGCAGGTCAGGGATTTTCTGCACAATCTGATTCGCCGCATCCGGACTAAGACCAAGACTGCGCATCGCATAACGTAGGCCGTCAATCTGCTTGACGGTAAAGTTGGTAATCCTACTCAGCCTGTCCATTTCTAATACTGAGGCAGATAAATCAGCAGTCAGGGCTTTTAAGCCAACACCGGTACCGGCGGCAGCGGCCAGTTGCAATATTCCGTCTTTAATTCCTTTAACGGCATCATTGGCGGTTTGAAAGCTCTTTGCATCTGTTTCCAGGCCAAGGGAAACCAATAGAGAATCAATTGTCTCTGACATGGAAACCTCATATTTTAGGTATAAAAAAACCCACGCAGTGGCGGGTTTGATGTTAATTCAGGGAAGTAGAAAAGCAAAAACCCGCCGGAGCGGGTTTACTAGATCTCTTGCGAAAATTTCCTTGCATACTCTGCAAGTATTCTCATCCTATCGTAATTTTTTGCCTTATCATGCGCAGGCGGCGTAAAGACAGCAATTAGCGAGTAACTATTTTCATCAATTAACCCTTTGGCATATACCAAGGCTGTGTCTGATGTTCTGTACCACTGTAAGACTTGCTGGTCATTAAGATTGGCTGATTTTGGTGGAGCCTTGAATTTATCATCGCCCAACTCCAAGTGAATATGCCCAAGGCCTGAGTCTTGAATATCATCAGGCCTATCATAAACAGTATCACGGCCAAAATAGTCTGGTAACTTACCAGTAGATTTGTAAATTATGAAATCATCTAAAAGAGATTGTTTCAGTGATGGAAAATCCACAAACACCGATGAAAGATAATACTCAAAGCTGTGAGGGTTATAATCAGCGGTTATGTGCAATTTTTGCCTCAGTGGAATCGACCGGACACAAATACTTCAGTACCGTGCTTTGCAAGCGCACGCAGAGCATCCTTATCGATACTACTGATAAATACTTCAACCGGCTTAGTCATCTGGTTTATCAAATGATTTAGCTTAGCTGCTGACGCCCTCGCCTGCGCTATAACCAGCAGGGGTTCCTTAACGAATTGGCGTTTATCTTCAGCGCATCCATTATAGACATTTTTGATAGCCCCTTCTAACCCACGTAACTGAAGCTCAATAAGATCAGTTTGTACCGGGTCAAGCTGTTTAATGCAAAAATCACGTTCAGATTCAGCAGAGTTCAGTAACAGAGCATAAGCCTTATTCAGGGTCTTCGTAAGACCTTTGATGAAGCCCAAGGCTTCACTCATCATCAGATCTCTAGCCTGGCGATTATCTTCGGCGCTCAAATTATGACCATATGGAACATCATAAAGTCGCCCGACTTCAGGACAATACATCGCTGACGCCTGGTGCATTAGCAAGCCAACTGCGGCGGTGGTCTTGAAGGTATCAAAAAATGGCATTTTTCTTCTTAGTGCGTTTTCATTATGCATAGCGTCCTCCTCACATTACAGGAGTACCTCTGACAAAAAACCAAAACAACGATGGTTTGGATAATTTATATAACTACGGTTGTTGACAATGAGTGTATAGCTCAAGCTATATCTAATCAACTTTATGTTGCTTTCTTATGCCGTTTATAGCTCGACATCAAACCGTGAAAAGGTGCCAAAATGAGTGGGTAGGTATACACATTCGCTTTTATGGCCTCTCACAAACGCCTTATAGCTCGTTTAAATGGCTATCAATTTTATGTTTTATTTTATGCTGTTTTTTGGTCACGCTAAGGCCTCTGTTAGCTTTTACGCAATCTACGACATAACTATCGGCGCACAGATGAGCCAGAAAGAAAAACTAACTACCACCCACCCCCCTTTCCACCACCGCCGCAATTTCATCCAGCACTTCATGCATCAGTTGCACATCATCAATGGTGTAAGTGCCATCCAGCATATCAGACCACCTTGCCAGTGGCGGGCAGTGTTGCCCGGCACCGGCGCAAGGTCGCCATAAAAACCAGTCTACGCGGGAGGGTGCTGCGGATTGTTTTCCGCGCTTTTTCCCTCGCCGCTGAGTTGCCAAAAAGGGCCGATATTTTCCCTCAGTACCTGCCCCAGCAATACCAGGTAATTATGGGCTTCATCTTGGAACAGGTTTTCGCCCACCGGGATGTTATCGGATTGGCGAACGATGCTACCGCTGTTAAAACACAGCTCTTTCAAGCGGTTTAAGCTCATCATATCGACGGAAGCTAAACTGGCCGCCATACCCATTGCGGTGACATTGGGATTGATCGCCGGTAACAAACCAGACTTAGCGGCGATTTGCAGCATTTCCACTTGATCTTTGGCCGGTGATGTTGCCCCGCGAAAAAGGGTGTCACCGATCACGACTTCAATTTGACGCCCCATAATTAGGTTTCCTCTGAGTCAGCAAATTCAAAAATAAATTGTTCATCCGATACACCACTTTTTCCGGCGCGGGTAGCTGAGCCACGGTTAGTCATGATGCCGTCGAACCCGGCAAAGCGTTCATCAGTGCCGGTCTGTGAAAAGGTAAAGGTGGCATCAATGCCGGATTTCTCCACCGCCAATAACTGCCGCGCCTGCACCGAACCGGGGATCAGGTTGATGATCAAGCGTTTGGCGCGGGTTTTATTGTCCAGCCGTACTGACGTGCCGCCGATACCGCGTTTTAGCGCGGCGCGGGGTTCTAAATCTTCAATGGTGATCGGTGGGTCGGTATCACCAAAATCATCAATCGGGATACCAAAGACGGTGAGGTTAGAACCATCAGCGCCGTATCTGTGCATGGTCATAAGGGATTACTCCACGGTGGCATTGATTTCAGCGATATGACCGGCACGGCCTAAAATCACTAACAGGGTGGTTAACGGGTAAACGCGTTTTTTGCGTTGGTCGGAGGTCAGTGAAAGGACATCTTCAGGGCGCGAACGGATAACAAAACCAAAGTCAGCCACTTTAGTCATACCATCATCGGGATCAACATAAGAGCCTGTACCCAGCACACCATTGTTGAAAAAGCGTTTGCAGGTAGCAGCAACCGTAGACAACAACCCGTCATAGTCGCGTGGCGTTAGCGCGCGTTTGGTGCCGACATTGGCGATATAGTTGTAGCCATCCACTTGAATATGGTTTTTCAACACATCCAGATTGACCACGTCATCGATAAACTCACCATAGGACGACATCGATTTACTGTTGATCACCCGGCTGTTATCAATTTGCCCCGCCAGTTCAATTTTGGTGAAAAACACTGCGTTCTTGGCTTTTAAGGCATTGTAAGCACTGGTCGCCATATCATCGCCGATGACTCCTGGTAACACCTGATACTCGCCAGTAATAGCAGTGTTTAGTCCTGTTGGTCTGAATTTATGGAACGCCGCCGCCAATTGCACCATTGAATAGGCTTGTGTCGGATCGGTAGTGACGGACTCAGCGGTTTTATAACCCGCAAACACATGACGGTTGCCTTTGCTTTTGAGCAGTGACACCACATCATCTACCTTGTTCTGGTCAGCAATGTCGTCATCACTAAATGTCCACCAGACCGGATGACCATTCGCATCAGACCAGTCGGCCAACTGGAGAATAATGTCATTGCTGGTTAAGTCGCTTGTTTTAAAGAAGTAGTGATAACGCCAAATGCGGTCAGTGGCGCTATTGACAGTTTCCAACAGCGAATTTTCAACATTCTTCATCCAGACGGTGATTTGTGGCGGTTTGGGAATTTGCGCAAAGTAGCGAGTCGCAATGTGATAAATCGGGCTGTCCGTTTGGAAATCAGCACCAAGTTCTGGCAGTGATGCATAGTCGCGGAATGAGTCTGCATCAAACTTTGCCGCTTCTGCTAAGTCTGACGGATCAGCAAAGGTCAGCGCACTGGAAAAATCACCGTAGCCCAACCCTGCCGCCGTCAGAATAAGATTGACGGGGATAATATTATCAACCGGATAAGCCATAAGAGCTGTCTCTTTCTCTAATTTGAATGTCAAACCCTGCGGCGCGTAACAGCGCGTAGGATGCGGTTTTTTCGATGAATAGATGGATGTCAGTCTGATAGCGCGGCTGTAGTCCGGCTTGTAACAGTCCGGTAAGATTTCGGAAATTGCTGGAGAAACGCCAGGCGATTTTGTGACGGAACAGATAATCACTGACGGGCATCAGAAAATTGGCATTGGCTAAATGCATAGCGGCAGTTGCTGCGCCCGTATTGAGCAAATTGACCGACAGCAAAAATTCCATTGAGGTACAGGACGTTTCTTGTAGATCTTGCCACTCTTCCCCTAATGCCGGATCAGTTTCAGCAATGGCCGGGATAAATTCGCGCTTGCGCCGCGTTTGCCCATAGGCCCGAACCGGCACCGGGTTATAAGTGGCATATAAGCTATTACCGATTGGTGGGTTACGACCTTGGTCGGCTAATACAACTCGATCAAGGGGAACTGCAGCGGCGAGTGAAATGAGTTGCTGAAATACCGGATACATCTCTTCAATGGTTTCCATCAGTCCGCACCTCGATAGCGTTCAACCAAGGCGCGACAAAAGCTACGCCAAGGCCGGTTATCGCAAGCCACCACCCGCCATTGCCGCATTACCAGCCCGTCACTGAATTCCAGTAAGTCGCTAAATTTCCCCTCGTCATCAGGCCAGAGATAATGCACACCATCGTTGATGTGCACCACTCGCAGATCCTGCGGGTTAGCCGTGCCGCCCATGCCGATCAGCATTTGAATATCTTTCCATTTTGCTGATTGGACATTCACCTTCTGCAATTCGGTGACCTGCGGTTCTCCCTGCTGCCAAATACCGCCGGGGCCGCTATAGTCACCGGCAGTCGGTCGAATCAACCGAATACCGCCCTCAATAGGCGAATTAAAGGTGGCATCAATATGCCCGTGCATATCCAGACCATTACCGAACATGATTAATCCTCCACGATATGAGTAAGTGCGCCTTTTAAATCGCCATGCCTGATAAGCGGTGTTGCCGAGCCTTTAGCTGCTACGGTGGCGTCAGCATTTTTGGGCTGAATACCGGCTTCTATCGCCTCTTGGCAATAACCCACCGCACGCAGACCAATCTGATCCAGCATTTGGAATGCCGTGATTTCGCCGCGAGTGACCTGCGCCGTCAGCACACGAAAGGCTTTTTTGATGTTGTCCTGATTTTGTCGCAGTGGAACGCGCAGAAATGAGCGCTCAGGGATACGCCCGTCAGCTGAGCCAAATTCCTGTACCGCACCAATCACCACAATGGGAGCACCATCTTCATACACCCCTGTCCCCTCCGGCAGCCCCACCAGCACTCGACGTTTTGCCGTTGCCCGCTGATGGATCTGGCGCAATTTCTGCGCCAGTTTTGTCCCGCCCCGTACTTCGGCCCGAAGTTTCATACCATCATGGCCCCGGTACCGGCTCGGCGGCGCAAGCGCAGGAACTCCACCCCGTAGGTGGTCAGTGGTAAATCACCATTGATATTGAGATCGTCAGCAGTCACCGCCGGAACCGCAAAAGAGGTGGATTCATCACCAACCGATTTTGATGAGATGGCATAAGCCGCCCCAACATCACCACTGATAGCCCTTTTACGCATCACCAACCGGTGGGCAGCAAAGGCAAACAGGCCACGTTTTTTGATTGATGCCGGGCGGGCATGATATTTCAGCCAACGTTGGCCGGTTTCCGAATCGCCCTCCTCCAATGCCTGTATCACTTCGCGCTCAGCCCATAAGGTGGTATCGCTGAACTCCGGGTAATACTCGCGAAAGTCAGCCACAATTTGTGCAGTAATATCCACATCTCCCCCTAAAGTAAAAACCCGTCACGTGGACGGGTTATCAATGTTATCGGTTTCATCCGCTGGGGTTTCTGGCTCCGTGACATCATTCTGCGCCAGCTCGGCTTTTTTGCTATCAATCGCCTTTTGCAAGGTTAACGCTTTAGCCGCCGAGGGTGCTTTTTTACCAAATAAGGCTTCATATTCATCACGTACCGCAGTGATATCCAGCCCACTATCATCTGCATGCTCATTAAGTGGAGCATCGAATTGTTCGGCGCGCATCATGCCTGCCTGAGTAAATAAGTGGCGAGTAAAGTTGCCATTCACCGCCGCTGAATGTCCAACAGCAATAGTGATGCGCTGGCCGGTTTCCTCATCGGTCACCGTCAGCGGTGATGTGTGCAAGTTAGTGAGTTCAAACATGATTAAACCCCATCGACATAGTGAGCGGCTTTAGGAATACGCCATTCCGTGCCACCGGTACGTAAAACGGCTGGCACTTTGAAATTAACGTTGTCTGGTGTAGCTGGTGCGAGGAAGCGCAGCGGCATCACATCGTGGCCTTTCACTACTCGCATATCTTTTTTGTACACCACTAGACGATCTTTCTTCGCTGCCCCGGCTCCGGCCAGCAAGACATCATCATCAAAATCCATATCTTTGAAGTTGGTGCGCAGGAATTCCAGCAAGGTGACATTTGAAGCGTTATGGGTTGATAACAGGGTGCGCATCAATAATTGATGTTGTTCCGAGGGCAGAACGAAACCATTAGGGCGGTGAACCGTGACGGTATTCTTCAGGTACACCTGGTTATAAGCGGCACCAAAGAAATCAATGATCGGTTGGGTGCCCTTGGTAGGGATAGCAGCCACCAAATCGGCCAAGGTCGCCGGAGCCGCCTCAACACCCACATTGGAACTGGTATATAGCCCCTCACCAATATCACTGTGACCGAGCAAGTAAATCTTATTCAGACCTTGTTCAACCACATCTCGTACCGCCTGACCGCGCTCCGCATCCAAATTGACGTTATTGAGCATGGCAAAACCGATTTCCTCAATGGAATAGGTGTAACCCAGTGCGGCGGTTTTGATCTCATGGAAGCCCTGATTCATGGCGATATCCACCGTCGGCACGTCAGTCGAGTTCGGGCCAAATATCTGTAACTCACCACGGGCATCAATCGAGCGGAACGCCACCACTTTTACCCAGTCTGGCGCACTGTTATCCAGTGGTAGCAATGTGCTGTACTTAAACTGCGGATATTCCAGTCGGTAAATTTCCGATTCAATATGCGCAGCTTGTTGCACCAGAAAAGAGAGCGCCGATACTGGGCTGACGTCAAATACACTTCGTTTCATGAATATGTTCCTTTAATTTTACTCGCCGCCAGCAGCTGCAGGTGTAGATGCCAGAATGCCATCAACGCGAATTTCACCCACTTCACCGGCCACTACATCATCAACCCAGCGGACAAAATCTAATTCAACTCCGGTACCGCCTGCGGTTAACCGGCCCTGATTCCCCCCTACGGCTGTAATGACTGTTACGGTTTCGCCTGCGCTGGCACCATCGACACACAAGGCAAACATCGGCCCACGACGCAGTAACGACGCCACATGATCGATCTCATAACCCACTTCATAATCTGGGGGATTAGTGGGCACGCTATTGCTGAATACCGCCATCGAACGCACGGTAAAACCGATAATCTGTGCGGCGGTAGTGGTCTGCGTGACAGGTGCACAAGAACGCGCGCCCACCCCACGGATCACTGCCCGACCAAAGGACACCATTTTGGTTTCCACTCGACGCGAAACCACTTCACAGACATCCGTGGTTGAAATTTGGCCCTCGTAGGCTTTACCGCGCCATTTGGTGAATTCACTCTGAGCAATCGCCATTATTTATTCTCCGCTTGTTTGCCATAACGTTTGTCCAGCCAGCTTTGGCGCACACTGTCACGAGTCGTCTGTGCATCGCCGGTTTTGACTTTCTTCATATCGCGACCCAAATTGATGATGGAGTCATTAACCTCATTTTTATCATCCGGATCATCGTCATCCTCGCTTTCTCGCCGCTCTTCTTCGGCGTCGAAATAAGCTGCCAGGTAAGCATCCGGCGCTTTATCCCATGAGGGGTATTTGCGGCATTTGATCCCGGCACTGTCCAGCGCGGCACGCTTGATTTTTAGTGGGTCTACCGCATCACAGCTAAATTCTGCACCGGCAATTTTGATAGCAGAGTCACGCGCTGCCACCACATCGGCCAGCCGTTTCGAAATCGCATCCTCAGACGATTTTTCTTTTAATGCCTCGATTTCTTCATCTTTGGCATCGGCTTTGGCTTCGGCTTCCTCTTTTTTCTGTTCAGCTTCATCCTTGGCGGCTTCGGCTTTTTCCTGCCCTTCCTCTGCGTCGCTGACACGTTTTTTTAGCGCATCCATCGATGATTGGATCAGCTGCTGGGTCGCTTCGTCAGCCACCTCTACGCGCACGCCGGAATCCAGCACAACTTTATACATGGGGGTTACTCCCTTGGGTTTACGGTCAAATAACCGCGCCAGGTGTCCGGCTCTGGCCTGATCACACAGTGCGATATGGTTGATGGTGATGGTGCATTGAATAAATTCGTAGGCAGTACCGCAGGGCGCGATACCGGGGGCATAACGGTATTCAGAGGTGTAACCGGCGGATAATTCCTCTTTATTTTGGTTGATGGCATCAATGGCGTACTGATCTTTAATCAGCAGATCGACCACCACATAATCAGGGTCATCGCTATCCTGTCGCCCTGGCGAAATAGCATGCCCTGCGGTGACTTGCTTAAAGGTTTGGGCATTCACCAAATCATCAGGGTGATCAATGGTGACGTCTTTATTGTCATAACTGGCCAGACTTACCGGATCAAATACCTCCGCCGGTGGCCGGTACACATTGACAATTTGACCGGGTGGCCTGTCTTTTAATCCCAATTCAGAGGCGAGATATTGCTGCACACCGACGCGCGCAACCCGCCCGGGGACTTTTAAATAGCCCTCAGGAGTCATTTCTCGTTGGGAATTAATCGGAAAGGACACGCGGTCACGAACAGTGATCCGCATAATATATCCTGTTAGTAATCAAGCCCCTTGATTTGGGGAATTGCATGACAGCGGCAACCAATATGGGCTCTGCCGGGGAATAATCCGCTTTCACCGTGATAAGCCGCGCCCCGCGACCAAAGATAAATACCCACGCCATAACCCACATTGCTGCGGGAAATTTCAAAGCATTTGATTGTGGCCCGAGGGTATTTACCGGCAGGGTTGCCTGACACTCTTACATCTTGCGAGGTAGACCAGCGGAAACGGTTAATTCCTGCGCCGACCTGCCGAGTGTGAGTAATATCACTGCGGATTTTGGCGGTTTGGTCGCGGGAAATAAGATGCGCACGCTGATAGCTGGCACCGGTCACTTGCTGGAGATTTCTGACCATGGTGCTGAGCGAGTCACCGCGCATGATGCTGTCCATCACTTCCCGCTGAATATCATCGAAATAATCAGCGGACAGCGACTTAATCAGGGCGACATTACTTTCGACCGAGGCATCGAAATAATCCACTAATGATTCATTGACCATTAATGAGGTCATATCAATACCGATAGCGCGATTAATTTGCTCAACAAATGCCGCAGAGCTTTCAGATTCTGCGCGACTCACCACTTGCCGGGCTAATCGGTCAGCCTGACGGCCCATCACTGAACTATTAAATTTGTCGGCGGCCTGCCTGATTGACTGTTTGATGATATCGACCAGATAACTATCAGCGGTGTAATTACGGCGCAGAATTGGTGTTAATACTTCATCAATCGACTGGGCCATCATCCGAACCATTTCACGTAACTGAGCACGATAATAACGTTCGGTTTCATCTGTCAGTTTAACTGGCCTGAGTTGTGCCCTCCGGCGCGGCGGCTGGGTTTTTATCATCGCCTGAAGTGTTGCCAAGCCGGAATTGATAATCACCTTGTCGCTCGGCTGACTCATCATCTTCAAGTCGGGTGATGTCATTTTCTTGAATACCATAAACCCCTTGCTCCATCAGCTTACGGGCGACCTGCGACGGCAACACCACTTTTTGCTGGAGGCGAATATCATCAGCCTGTGCATCAGCCAGTCGCTGGGCCGATATCTCGCTATCAGTTGGTTGTGACAGTGGCGCAAAAGTAAAATCCAGACCATTTGGCATGGTGCCAAGGGTCGAACGTACCAGCACCTCATCCAGTTTTTTTAGGAACGGGCGGTATTTCGCCTCCTGATCCCCTTTGATGGTGCTGAAATAATTGTTCTGGTCACCCTGCCCTGAATCGCCCATACCTTTGGCCTGTACGCCGAAGATACGAGTCATCGGAATACCTGATGCGCCTGCCGTCCACTCCATCAGCACCGCCAACACCTCCCCCAAGCCACCGAAAGAGATTTGTTTGCGATCAAGGGTTTCTTTGGAATCCAGTAACGCCAGCCGAAATAGCGATTTCATCATGCCGAAAGTGTTATAGCGTTTGGCTATCGCCTCATCCATATCGCCAGAAGCTAAATCAGTGGCCAGATTTTCTTTACTGATGGTGTCGATATTGGCTTCGAGAATTAGTGAAGAAATCCCCCCTTTGGCGGCAACGGCATCTTTCACATCCTCAAGGCAGCGCCTCAAGCGGCTATCATCCCAGCCGCCGTTAATCATGCGTAAACGCATCGGCAAGGCCGCACCGGGCGCTCGCACAAAATGGCTGAAATGGATTTTCTGCTGACCGCCGTTTACCAGGTAGTAATCCGGCTGCATAAAGTTCTCAGCCAGCGGGTTAGAAACGTTGTATTGCTGCCCATTGATCAACATGCGATCCAACACCAACAAACGCTTAAGTGAGCCTTTCTTGATATTCTTTAATTCCAATTCATGAGACAGGTCTTGGTCGGTCAGCATCAATATCCCCGCCCCGCCATACAATCCGGCCCATTTAAAGGACTCTTGGGTGACCCCCTGAATATTGAACTGGTTTTCAGCATTGCGTAGTGCGGTAGCATCATCTGACGGAAATGAGCGCCATTCGCGGGTGGCGTCATCAACCGGAATATCAATAATCGAACGGGCGATCCAGTTTTCGGTATAAGCGGCCTCTAGCTCAGCAAAATCTTGCATCGCGCCATACATAAAGCGGCTATACATGCGCCGGTCACGGTCGGTACCCATGCCCGTCATCACATTCGACAAACCATCAGCAGTCAGGCGAATGCGGGGTTTACCGCCAAAATCCAGTTTTTCACTCATCGTTAAACCCACTTGTCATAACTGATGCTGCCACCAGCAATTAATTCGATCTCTATCGAATCCATAATTGTATCGAGGATGTCGTCGTTTTTATGGCTATCATCTGCTGAGAAATCAGCGCATTCCGTCAGTGCAGGCAGCACCCAATCCGTCGAGGCAGCCACCGCGCCATCCCAGTAATACACCTGCGGGATTTTTTGACCGTCGTCAGTCATCAGTGCCGGAAGATAGACACAACCGGTTTTCATCTGCGGAATGGTATTCAGGCAACGGATCAGCTTATTTTGGCCTGAGCCGCGCGGGATGGTCAGAATGGGAATACTTTTACGTTTTACCAGCGTGGTAATCAGACCTTGCCCGGCTTGCTTATCCTCAATCCCCATATGGCGTAATGGCGCGGGGCGTTTCGGATTATACGGCCGCCATTTCTCCCATAAGTCTTGCGCGGTGGTCAGTAAGTCCTCCGGATCCCAGCGGCCACGCACACTGTCAATAATGTAGAGATTGCCATCAACCCCCATCCCCACCAGGGTAAAGACGGTGTAATCGTTGTAATCTTCAATTTTGCCGGAGTTGGTATCGACATAAACGGCGCGGTGAGTCAGCGGGGGTAAGTGGGTGTAGCGTTTAAACCAGTCGGTATCAATTAACCCGCCAGTCAATGCCCGTGGGCGCTGCATATATTGCGACATGAAAGTGTATTCGTCGCTTTCCCACAACCGCAGCAAATCACCGACATATTCGTTTACCGGCCAGTAAGACCAATAACGCACCCCGCCGACCACCACACTTTCACTATTTTTTACCGAGAACCAACATTGTGAGCGCCACGGCTCCGGCAACGCATCAATGTATTCTTCACTGACCAGCGCCGGAATGGTGATGTGGTGAAAATCCACTCCCATCTTGCCGGACAGCATAAATCCGGTAGCGTCATCGGTATGAAGTCGCTGCTGGATAGAAACAAACGGGGTTGGATGCTCTTTGCTCTTATCACCGCGCCGTGAGCGGATGGTGTTCACTAAGATACGGTTCGCACTGGCCCGTTTGGTGGCCGAAAACATATCTTCGGGTTTGTTGTAATCATCCAGCCCAACAAAACCGGAAAAATCAGGTCCGGGAAAACCTGCACGACCACCAGTTAATTGCCCACCGCTGGAGCGGGAAACCGTCTGCCCCACCATCCGGCCACGGCTATTAACAATTTCCCACTCTTCTGCCTGATTAATACCAAAACGGCAAGGCCACAGTGATTGATACTCAGGGCTGGCGATAATATCGCGGGTGCGGCGGCTATTGCGTTTTACCAGTGTGTCAGCAAACGACACATTGAGATTACGAAAGCGTCGTAACTGGCCGGTCTGCACCAACATATTGATATAGGCTGGCAAATGAACCGAAATAAACTCGGTTTTAGTCCCACCAGGCGGTACATTCACAATCAGGTTGCGCGGTTGCAGCCGGTTATTGACCAAATCATCCAGCTTTGCGGCCATCATTTTATGATGCCAGTTCACCAATAGTCGGTCACTCTGCAACAGCTCAAACCAAATACGAGTGAAATTAAGAAAAGACTTTTCCGATCGGGATTTCAGGGCGACACGCGACGGGAAATCCAGATTTTCCCATTCGAGAATATCGCTCATGTGGTGATCCTGTGGGGTGGTGTTTTTGTGCCATTAACCCAATTAGTATTTAGAGTTTCCTACTTAATGTTTTTACAAAAAACAAGTAGTGTCAGTAATAGCATGATAAAATTATACTTTCGTTATAACTATTGAGTAATTAATTAGGTTTTAGTATGTTTTTTCATCAGAAAAAATACACGTAACCTTCGTGATTACATTTCCCTGACCTCTTGTGGAGAGCATTGTTATGTCAAAAAATAAAATGAAAAACGCTAATAGATTCCACATCGAAAAATATAAATGTGGTGAATGCACTACTGATTACGAATGTTCGGATGTCGAAAACAGTTGGACATGCCCAAAATGTGGTTTTCGCATCGATATTTATGCGGAAGATGACTCTGGGGAAAGAGGCGTATTCGTTCGCAAAAGAGCTGATGAGGTTGAAGTCGGCGATTTAGTCCGCCCTTATGGATTTCCGATAAATAAAGATTTTCAAGTCCTTGGAATACACAATTTAAAGGGTGGAATTCTTGGTATAGGTTTGAAAGAATACACTCAAATTAAATTAACCCCAGATGAATGCGTTAGTTGCCGAGTCGGAGGATGGTAAGTACTCGTCGCTTAACGACATAATCATTTTATACAGAAAAGGTGGCTGTAGTAAAAACAGACAGTCGCCACTTTCATTCAATCTTGCGTGTTTTTAAATTTAAGTACCAATTAACGATTTAATCCTGACTCAATCCAACCCCGGCAATTTACCCTCTAGCATCTGCTGTGCTTTCGCATAATCTTCTGGCGTGTAACTCACCTGGCTAATGGCACCACCATCAGGGCCGCTGATTTCGGTCTTATTTTTCAGCATACCCAAATGCTGCCCAACCATTTTTAGCGCGTCGTCCTGATTACGGGTAATGACTTCTAAGCCAAACTTACCTTGCTTAACACCGGCATAAAGGCGGCGTGCCGAAATCGATAAATCCCGCGAATCGTGGAAATGCGCCCTGCCTTGCCCCTCACCATTGCAACGTGGGCAATCTGGATTAGGATCGAGCGTACTGTCAAAACCGTAACCGCCATCATCCAGTGGCGCAGGTTTACCGTTATTGGTTCTTTTCTCTGACTCTTCCTGATATTCCTGCTCGTTAATCCACTGGTATTTATTATCAATCCCCCAGCAGTGACGACAACATAAACGGCGAAACTCTGAAATTTCGTTGGCATTAGCCGTGGCGATATCCCACCACCAATTTAAAACGGCATCCTGCGTGATATGCGTCCGTTTTTCTCTGGCTTCCATAGCATCGCGGATGGCTTTGTTTACCGATACATGGCGATACAACCGACGGGCAGCGGCAGCACCGGTTAATCCCTCGCATTTATATCCGGCCCGTTTATATGCCGCCGTCTTATCTAAATCAATTAAATACTCACTAACAAATTTCGCCTGCATATCGTTAAGCCCGTATCTACTGGCGATAGAGCTGCTTTCTTCAATTTGATTTTCAATTTCAGGCAATTCTATATTTTCAATTTTCGAAATTGATTTTTTATCTTTGGTTCGCAGGTTCGCACCGGAATTATGCGAACCTGTTTTGCGAACCTTTTCGGGCTTAGGCCATTCATCAGCTTTAGCCCTCTTCCGTACTGCGGTATCACTTACACCGTGCTTTTCAGCTAACGCACGAATTGAAAGTGGCCCAGCACAGTATTCGTGCTCTATCGCCTCCCAATCCGGCTTTTTCATTTTTTACTCACACAATTGGTGTTGAACCATTCCCAGTATATTCTGTTAACTCTCACATCAAAGAACTGGGAGGTTCGACATGTCAGGTTATTCAAACTTATGGCACAGCATAGAGAATCACGTCAATGAAGTCCGTAGCATCAAAAACGTTGGCTACATAGATGTAAATGACAGCCTAAAAGTCGCTAATAGGACAATGCAGATATTTATACTGGATGTTTTCTTACATGAACATAGTAAGAAATACGGTTCGGGTGTATTCCCTTTAAAAGGTAAGAATGCCCTGCACCACAAAATCCTGATGAAATACAAATGGCCGCTGTCCGTTATACGGGAGATGAGCCTAAATGATTCCCTTTTTGTTCTTCAGGACGAGCTGACTATTGCGAACCTACCTGAAGATGCTCAGAAGTATTTGTCGCATCAGGAAGGGACGGTTCAGATTGCTTTTGATGATCTACTGGATGATGAGTGGAATCCAGCTTTTGGCGAACTATTCCTGCAAAGGCAATAGTACTGACTTCTTGGTACTCATTGCTTAATTCAGCAAGCTTTTCATTCAAATGTATTTGCTGATTTTCATTTGAAATAAGATGGCCGAGAGCTAATAGTTGCTCGGCCAGCCAATTGCTTAACTCATGATTATTCAAATTTCCGGAATAAATATAGGGTTTGTTCATATCATTTTCCTTATGGATGAAATGACAATAGGTAACTATTGTTGAGGTTTTAAATGTTCCAGCAAGAAAATCATGGCTCGCGTGTCGCCTTTCTTGGCTTTGATAAAGAGAGAATTGGATATATCCGCTATCCCTTTGGCTTTTCCCCGGCGAACAGCCAGCCGGTAAAGCGAGATTGCTGATTTATCTTTCCTTAAATTATCAATGTCGATTTCCAGTGTGTCGGCTATCTGCTGTTCCGTTAATCCACGCCCTGCAAATGCTTCGACTTTATCGAGCGTCGGCTTATCCATCGTCATGCCCTCTTTGGATAGGGTTTATGACGTGATATCAGGATTTTTTTCATTTTCTTGTCGAGGGGCATCAGGTATTTATGCTTTCCTGATGTTTTGAACTCTTGGGCGTTGGGATCTAAATGCTGTCGAATTGATTCAAGGTTTTGCTTTACCCCTTTGGCAGAAACACTGCGCGGGTGGGTTTTCTTACCTTTGATGATGAATGCGCCCACAGTTCCTGTACCAAACAGCCCCTCATATATCCAATTGGTAGCCTGATAAATTCCGCCATGATGATTTTGGTCTTTATCTGCATAGGAGACGATTAGCCGCAGACCGGGGCAAACATCAGCGAGAAATTTAATCGCTTTTGCCAATATCTGACTAACTGGCGATATGTGTTGGCGTAGTGCCACACGGGTAAGTTCGCACACTTGATCCTGCTGCAAACTGTAAGGTTGCCCGATATGGTTATTGGCACCGCGGCTAAAAATAACGACACCAATAAATTTCCCATCTTCCCATGCACCCACTTTTACCAATTTTCCGACCGGCACCGCCTTTGCATAATGCCAGTTAAGGCAGGCAAAGCTGGCAGCCTGATGAGTCGCCCAATCCACCGTGAGTGTTGTCATAAAACACCCCCACAGTGTGGGCAGAGTTTGGCGTCCAGGTGATCGAGCTTTCCCTGATCATCTTCGTTACCAGGCAGAAAATCGACATTCAACATTTGATCGATTTCATCAGACGAAAATCCGGTTAGACCAAGGTCAAAATTTTCTGCCAATAAATCACTTAACTCTAAAGTTAAGAGATCCTGATCCCACCCGGCATTCAGCGGCAATTTATTGTCAGCAAGACGATAGGCTTTTTTCTCAGACTCCGTTAACCCAGATAATGTGATGGTAGGAACTTGTTCAATACCCAACTGTTCCGCTGCCAATAAACGACCATGACCCGCAATTACCTCACCCCGTTCATCAATAAGGATCGGGTTTGTCCAACCGAACTGTTTAATACTCGCTGCAACTTCATCTACTTGCTCCGCTGAGTGTGTTCTCGCATTTTTTGCGTAAACAATCAACGAATTGAGTAATTTATAGGCTATCTCTAATTTATTCTGATTTTTTACTATGGTCATTTTGCATGTTCCAACTATTATGACCCTGCTCTCGAGAGCAAGTGGGCCTTGGTTCGTACTCATGACCTTACCTGTGGGTATGAATGGCCGTTAGTAGCTACAACTACCAGCGGTCGCCCACCTTCCTAAATAAAAAAACCACCAGCAACCATGCTCAGGGTGAGCGGAAGGTGTTACTGATGGCTTTGCTTGCGCATTATCAATGGCACTCAGTGAATGCTATTGATAATGCTATAGTTCTGCTATTCACATGCTCATTTCTAGATTTTTACCACAGTGGGCTATATAAACCTCAGAAGTCGGAAATTACCCTCAAGGGTTTATTTATCGCCTCAACGCAAGCTTTAGACAAAATGTTTTTTGGCAAAATATATGAGGAACTATTGTTTAGTTGCTTTCCAGTTAGGCCTCACTATAAGTTTCCTTGATCAAAATTGAGGAGACTTATACTTTCATCAGCATATGAAAAAATCTTAGGAACAACATATCGTGGAGAAAGAATTAGTTAGTCAACTTATTACCGCAGGAGCGGCTCTCTTTGGATCGCTTGTTGGTATCTTTGGCGGCTTTTTTTCAACAAAGCATTTGACCTCGTTGACCCAAAGAAGAGAGGCTTCAAACATCGAGAACGGTTTGACTGCCGAAGTATTGTCTATTGCAGCCGTTTGGCGTATTGATGAGCTTCATGAAATGTTCAAAACATTATTAACCCCATCTAATTTAAAACCATCAGATTGGCCAAGGAAAATTGTTCGGCATATACCAAAGGGAATGAATGTTATTTTTGAGTCAAATGTTTCTAAGATTGGTATGATACGACCAGAACTAGCATCTCTTGTTATTCAGTTTCATCAATCAATGAATGCTATTGAAGTCCTTTTTATGGCAAAACGTAGCGGATTTGAGTCAGTGTTTACAGACCATGATGCTGTACGTGTTTTTAACTTTATCTGTCAGGCCAAAAGACACAAAGATGGAATTATTGCATTAGCTAGCTGAATAGATGTGTTGATTTTTCTGGTTCTGGGAATTTTTTGTCTTTGTTCCTCATCCATTACAGAGAACTTAACCATTGTAATGGATATAAATAACCGCCCGTAGGCGGTTCAGTCAGGTAGACCAAATTTCTTTTTCGCATACGACTTTAGCAGCTCAATTCCGATATCCTTTAGGACAGTAATTGGCTGCTCGCCAATCTGTTTTAGCTTTTCAAAAACACTTTTATCTTGCAGGGCAGACGCAAAGTCATAGCCATCTGACGTTAGTCTGACGGTTGTATTCCATGAATCAATTCTATTTAACGTATACATAAGTCCTAGCTTTTTAGGGTCATATAAAACCAAATCAATAGTACTCACGTAACCTTTTTCTATCAGCATCAAATAATGGAAATATCCTTTCTCCGATGAAATATCGAATCCTTTTTCCTCTAACTCTTTCGTGCTTACAAAAGGCATTTCAGAACCTGAAAAAACTTCAAGCATACGTTTGAGGTATTCTAAATCTGTCTTCATTTATGGTGTCCCTACTTTACGAAGCGTAGCTCATGGTAAATGATTAATCATTAATGACAAATTTTTCACATCTAAGTATACGATCAGAATTTTTCCGCAGGGTTACGGTGCTTCACAGCATGACTCTCAAACTTCTCGTGTTTACGGCCTTAAGTTGGGTCATCAAAGTATTGAGGATCCATATTTAACCTGAGTAAATACTGATGTGAATGAAACTGAACAGCCACAGAATGAATTCAATCACTCCCCAGCCAACAACGGCGCAGATGCAGCCAAGAATAATAAAAATCCCTGTACCCGGTAAGTTATACATTACGTTTTTCTCCCAGAATTCTGCCGCCAACTAATGACCTCATCCAGCCGCCCCTTACAAATCCGCAGCTCATGCTTCAATGCCAGCGCATACAGCCCGCTATCGCCCCAAGTCGTACCGACGAACTCCGGTACCTCGCATTCAGTTAATACTGATTCTGGCGGTAACAATACAGGACAGGTTGCTGGTGGACGTGGTAGCGACTTACTCGCGCAAGATGTTAATGCTAGCGTCAGGCATGCGCTGAATAGCACACTTATCATCTGACGACGCCGCCAGAAACCGCTTAAGCCGGTCTTCACTTTCATTGCGTAGTTTCCTTTCTTTATCTAACTGGCGGGCGGTGGCTGCTCGGTTGGCGGCTTCATTCACCTGGTATGCATCGATGATGTTGCCCAGTGCTGTGTTTGTGGCTTGCTCATCACTCAGCGCTTTTTCCGCTTTTTGGATATCATTTGAGAGGCGATAACTGTTAAAGAACAGAGCCGACACAACCACCACCAGCACAGCAATAAGTATTCCAATGGCCTTATTCATCCAGCCCCCAACAGGTCAGCTCACTTTCCTGTGCACGGCGTTCAATCTGCCCGTAACAGTTATTTGAGCGGATATTGCAATCCTTACCACCATCTCGAACCCAGCGTTTGATTTCAGCGCATGCACCTCTACGGTCGCCAGCATTGAGTTTTCGATAGAACGTGGAGGTGAGACATTTACTCGGGCCGATGTTATAGGGACAAAACGAAGCGATACCGGCAATCTGTGGTTCAGTCAGCGGTACCCGGACATTTATCTTTACCCAATTGATAGCCTTGTCAGCCTCCAGCTTATTTACCGCAGCGCATTTCTCCGCTGACAGCTTCATCCCTTTCACTACCGGTTTGCCATCAACTTGAGTCGCACCACGGCAAACAGTCCAAATCCCCTTTCCATCTGGATAAGCTACCAGCCTGTTACCCTCTTTCTCATCCAAAAGCTGATCAAGAATTATTGTGGCCGGTGCTGCAACCATAATCAGAGCCAGGACAGTCGCGCTCAATTTGCTTTTTGTCGAGGCCATCACTCACCATCCGGTTTATAGCCGTGGCGTCTGTCCCAAATTTTCACGCCAGCATTAAGCAAAAATGTCAGGGCCATAAAAAACAAAGAGCCAAGTACGCCGATAACTGTCCACTCATCAGGTGTGAATCCAGCAATCAGCTCTTTAACCCAAAAAATGAAACTACCACCCGACACGGTATAGGAGACCGCTGTTGTTATATTGCTCATTTTCATAGTCTCCCCCTCCCTGATGGGTTGGGTTGGGTGTGAAGCGGAAAGAAAATACGCCACAATCACATGATAATTATGTGTATTGCAGATTATCTGGGCGCAAAAACGGAAAAACCCCGCAAAAAGCGAGGTTTTTTTGAGTTGTGTAAGCTACGTGACTAAGTAACTATGCTTATCAGAATATAACTATTTTTGCGTACGCGTTATTTTTTTTGTATTGTATTTTTGGAACAAGTTTTTTCAACTAGTAACATTCAGCAATTATTCACTTATACAAGGAAGAAAAATGAATTTCAGTGATACTAAAAGTAGTGAGTTTCCTAAAAAAACTGTTGTTAATGTATTTGAAGTAAATCAAGACTCCAGTAACTCACTGTTCTCCTCTTTGCAACAGTGTGCGAACTTCAAGCAAGATGCCGAATTTAAGATAAACTCGACTAGAACTATACGTATACGTAAGATTAACTACGACGGAAATAACTGCTACTGTCACATTACTTTCTACAATCCAAAAGAAAGCGTATCCATAACGCCAATAACGAGCACTGCGCTGGATTTATTAGATGTGGATAACTACGACACTTGTCATCTATTTATGCTTGTGAATGGAAATCGTATACGTGCAATATCACAAATATCCTATAACTGGATGGATAAAAAAATAAAATTATTTTTAGATCAATTGAGTATTTACGTAAAACCAACTGTAGTATTAGACCAAGAAGTAATTCAATCGATTAAAGATGAAGGATTTTCATCATTACATGTAAATGCAACCATTCACTCAACTACATTTAAAGATGATGCTATAACAGGTATTTTTAGAAAGGTTCCCAAGGCAGGAAGTAATGGCATTTATGGGAATATCACTTTTTCATCTAAAAATAATCCTGCAATCGCAGTTTCAGTTGAGAATAACACTCAGTCTTGGGTTGATGATTTAGGCTCTGATTTTTATATAAAAACAAAAAAAGGACAAAAAATAACTGGCGATAAAATAAAACTCCATAGGATGTATTATACTTTACCCTATGGTTCTAAAACAATAACTTCCTCATCTGCTTTTGAAATTCTTTATCATTTTAAGTTAAATGTGTTATAATTAAATGAGTAACAAGATGAAAGAGGGTTGTTATAATGAAAATTAAAGATCTCGATTGGAAATTAATTTCAACCCTAATTATATTTATAATACTGTCTATTTGCTTTTCTTTTTTCTTGGGAAGAAATCTTTCATCAAATGAAAATGCATTAAATTTAATTGCGAACGTATTTGCCGTTCTGAGTGGTTTTTTATTGTTAGTTATAACAATGACTAGTGACACTGCATCTATTTCCTCAGGATTATCACAAACTGAAAAAAACAATCAAAAAACAAGATTTAACATAAGATTCAAACGATACTATTTACTTTTTTCATTGTATTTTTTCGTTTTGTTAATGATTTTCATTTACTACATAATATGTAAAAAACCTAATGCTATTGATTCATTAATATTAACTTATTTTCGTATATCGTTAGAGTATTTAATTGCATTTTTCACATCACTATCATTTTCACTTTCCTTATTGATCCCAATATTGATAAGAGAGCTGTACTTCGAAAAAATAGAGCTCTCAGAAAAAAAAGATAATCATGATGACTAGGTTTAGTCTTGACCTATATTTCTATCAAGAATACACAATACCCCACCAATAAACCCTATTGCCGTTTGCATCTCTTTCCTGATTGTCCCATCTGAGCACTTACGCCTTTTCGCTATCATTCGCAGTGAAACACCGTATACATAGTGCAAAATCACCAGCTCATACTCTTCTGGTTTATACTTTTTCAATCGCGCCACACAGCCATCAATCATAATGCCGTCATCATCACAGCACTGTGGCCGTGATTTGTTGGTATATGGGAGTAGCCCCTTAAAGCCTGCGGCAATAGGTTGCCAATCTACCTGGCTATTATCATTAGCGGCCCATGCTCCCCAAAGCTCCAATAGATATTGAATATCCAGCATTGTTTTTTCCTGCTCTGACGGCAGGCTTTGCGGTGCGGCTCTCATAACTTACCTTCCTTTCGTAAAATATACTGGGTGCGCATAACGCCCTCGGCGTGATACAGACGGGCGGTGTCACTATCAATTAAACGGGTGCGCCGGTCACATTCGTCATGACATGCACCGCATCCCCAAGCCCCCTGCTCATCAGGTGGTTTGAGGGCGGTGCCACAGGTACCCGCCAATCGGTAATGAGCCAGAACCACAGTTTCGGAATTGCCATTGCATATGCCGGGGATTCTTATTTGACACTCACGCCCCCTTGCCTCTTTGCGTAAATTAGCCATAAATCCCCCTACGCATAACTTAATAGCTGGCTGGCGGCATTCTCGGCAGCAGCTGGCGTGCTAAAAGTTTTGTTCAGGATAAATTGCCAAAGCACATCAAGAGTGGCTTTGTAGAGTTCAGCAAATTCGGTATCGTCCATCGAAGCAAAAGAGATCGATTTAGGCTCTTTAAATTGCGAGCCATCCGGCATTTGAATAATGGCGTAATAACCAGCTTGAATGGTTGTCCAGCGGCGAAAAGCATCAAAGGATTTAAGCAGGGTTACGCGGTCGGCCCGCTGTTCTGCCAGGGTATCGAGGTACTGACGGGCTAATTCTTCCAGCGTATCGCTATGACCGGCATATTCTGCCAAATAGTTTACATAGCCGCGCACCAGTTTCTTTTCTTCAGGCGATATAGTGCCACCGGAGGGTGTCCAGTAATCAAAACCCAGATTCAATAAAGAGAAGTATTTACGGTGAAACTTTGGATTGCGGACCTGCTTAAAATCAGCGGTGAGAATAGCCCCCAGCTTGACTTTATAATGCAGAAAATCTCTAACATCGGGCGTGGCCGGTGTCAGTGTCTCATTGCCAGATTTGATAAACGAAAGTTGTGCCATCTTGCCCCCAAGGGTGATGACACAACAACAACTTAGGTTGTCAGTTGTTCAGGCTGACTTGGTTATTATACCGTTAAATATCAGGGATTGTAATGATATACCCCGCTCTTTCTGCCATCTCGATAAAGGCTGGCAGCGTTGCTATAAACTGATCGGGTTTTAATTGTGCAATACTTATTATGTTACCTTTTTCACTATGAATTACAGTTCGGCCATCCGCTGGTAAGTGTTGAATCAAGTTTTCTATAGTAATCATTAAGCTAATACCTTTATGATCTCAATAACCCCATACAGGGGACCTGGTTCAACCGATTTCATGTGAATGTCAGTTAAGTAAAGTTTCATATTCTAAATAGCGGATATAACCACATAAAAAGTATGAATATCAGCAATTTCTTGTTGATTATGCCGCCATCCTCCAGATACACAGCTCTGGCATATTGGCCCTTACCAGTGCCTCGGCAAAGGGTGGCGGCACCGCATTGCCACATCTTGCTACCTGTTCAGATTTGGGCCAGAGGGTGCCATCAATATCCCGATCAATAATGTAATCTGGCGGGAACCCGCTGGCGTTGTAGAGTTCACGGGCAATCAACATGCGCATACAAATATCAACGATGATGTATTCGCCTACCGATAGATATTGTGGTCGTGGTGCGGGGAATAAATGCCAGTCGTCTGGTAAATCGCTGAAATGATCCACCAGCCGAGCACAGTTCCAGGCGTTATAGCGCTGCTCGTCGCTCAGAGGTTCAACATCAAAATTGTTTTCCACCAAGCCAAAACGCTCTTTAGTCGTCACCGCGTGTATTGGTTCCGAGAGATCTACTGAGCCACCGGTACCGTAATACTTGGTCAGAAAGGCGTTTATTATCCCGACATGATTACCGCCGGCGGTTAAGGTCGGTACCGGTTCAGTGATCGGTTTACCATCGCGGCATGTGCCGCGCAATTGCACCAGGTGAGATGTACAAAGCGCGTGGTGATCAACCGTGGTGATGGTGTGCAATGGCTGGTTAATATTGATGCCTGCACCGGTATAATTGCCACCGTAATGCTTTACCAAATGGGCAGCGACCATACCCATGGCATGACCATTACCACCAGGGCGAACCGATGTACCGGCGGTGACTGTGGATAATGGCTCATCACATTGTTGGCCTATAGCGCCGGTTCTAAATTTGGTTATATGCGGTGCCAGTATTGCACTGGCTAACTGGCTTTTACCTCCCCCACCCGCCGTAACGGTACCCAACGGTGTATTGATATCATTTGCCGTACTGTTACCGAACTGACGCACAACAACAGGCGCAGCGACAGCAAAACCATGTGTTCTGGTAATGGTCTGCAACGGATCACGTAATGATTGCCCACGGAAGCAATCATATTTGGTTTTGGTGCTGGTGTGGTTGCACTTCACCGCATACGGCTCCAGCAATAAATGCTCGGCCTTGCTGGTGATGGTGGTTAGCGGTTGGTCTATTGGATACTGCAGACGATCGCCACCGAAACCGGTTTGGCCCAACCGCACAATAAACGGATCAGGGTTATCTATAACAAAGCGTTGCAGCCCTTTGACGATGCGCCGCAAGGTATTATCAGCCAAATCTTTCTTGCGACCGAAAATAGAGCGTGTTGGCTGGCTCCAGTCGATACATTCGGCCGCCGTTCGCCAAGGTTGCAGCATGCCAGAAAGCACATCCGTAGAGTTTGGTGCGCCGTGGCTAGGTTCCGGCCAGACAACCGATTCACCGTCACAACGCCCGACCACAAACAGCCGTTTTCTGATGGTCGGTGTGCCGTAATCACAGGCTTTCAGTTCTCGATGGTCCACGTTATACCCCAGCCCTGAAACCAACCTTGCCGCTTCAGGGCCATTGATATCTATCTTCAAAAACTCACACACTTCGGTCAGCGCTGGATGATTGCCATCAATACCGGTACCCAGCATGTCAATAAATGCCTTGAACGTTTCCCCTTTACGGGCTGGATCGGGTCGGTGATTACCCTGGCTATCCGTCAATAATGGCCCCCAGCCGCGAAACTCTTCGACGTTCTCCAACATCAGAAAGCGTGGGCGGACTGCCAGCGCCCAGCGCAATACCACCCAGGCTAAACCACGAATTTCTTTCTTAACCGGCGTGCCGCCCTTGGCTTTGGAGAAGTGGCGGCAATCAGGACTGAACCAACCCAGCAATACCGGCAAACCGCCCGTTGATATGAGCGGGTCAACACTGAAAATATCCTCAGGGTAATGCAACGTACGTGGGTGATTGATGGCATGCATCGCCATCGCCACTGGGTTATGGTTCATGGCAATATGTGGCTCATAGCCCAATGCTTGCTTAATCCCCTCGCAGCTCCCACCGCCACCAGCGAACCCCACAACCACCAAACCATCCTGCAAATCAGGCCGCGCTACCGTGATTTCTTTACGTCGCGCCCATGCATGAGCCGCCTGTTGGATATGCTGCGGATTATCTCGATTTAAAAACATCTGGTTCATTTGGAGCAAAAGCTGTTGCTGGTGGTCGGGACTCAAAGCATGTACCGGTATAACCGATGAGGCACATTGATTTACTTCCGTAGGCCAGATCATTTAGCACCCCCGCCTTTTGTTTTGGCCCTGAGTATCGAATCCACATAAAAACGCTCACTGACATTGTGCAAGGTAAATTCCGCTACCGGTTTTTCATCGCGGGTAATATCAACATGTGGCGATTTCATCAAGCCAATCATACGCATCTGCAACATGCGCAGCGTAATGCCGTGATCCGGATAGGATTTATCAAGCGCGGCAAGAATACCGGTATAGGTCAATGTTTTACCCAGCATCACTGCCACCAGCTCACTGGCTTTTAGCCGTAGTGCTGATGATGTGTTAGATTTTTTAGCCGCTTTAGACTTCTCTGATTTCGTTGCTGCCGATGTAGGAATTACCACCTTTTTCGGCTTGACCGGCGGCGTATAAGGCGCTCGGCATCTGGCGCGAGCCGCCATTCCCCAGGCATCAATGATGCAGGATGAATGATCACATTTGTCGTCAATCACTGGCCGATTATCATTGATAAAATTATTACAGTTATTAATTTCCATTGGTCATACCTCGCTCACTACAGGGAATTCTTGTAATCCGTTGCTAACTTTTGCACCCGCCGACATTGGTCTAAATCAAACATGCCGATATGGCATTGAGACATTGAAATCTCTAACTGTCCGGCCAACCATTCATATGCTTCTGGTCGCTTCATGCCAAACTCTTGCCACAGCGGATCAAATGCGGCATGTGCCAACCGCTTCGCCGCTCGTAACTGAGCGTTAGCCAGACGGCCAAGGGGATAAGCATCACTGTTTTTGTGACAGCCCACATAGGCCCCACAAGGCGCACATGACCAAAAGAACTGTGAAGCTAAGTCTTGCCGCTGAGGGTAAATTTCATGTCCCCGCACCAGCTTCGCCCCTTTGCCGCAGTAATCGCAAAAGACCGCTCGGTTGATATTGATCGTTTCCACTTTTTAATCTCCGCTATAGGGCTGTTCACCACTTTCGGTGTAAGCCTGTTTGAGATAACCCCGCCAGGCGTTATGAGCTATCGTTTCGTTTTTCATCCGTAAATTGGCATTTTGGGCTTGTTTCAATGCCCTGCGTTCGGCTGAGTTTTTTGGCTCATTACCCTTGAGTACCAGCCGCCGGAATGCGCCTTCAAAATCAATATTCAAATGCCCTGTATGGGACTGGCTGGCTTTCGGCTCAAACAATCCCTGCCACTCATTGGCAATGCTTTGAGCAATGACCACCGCTGGTGCATGGCCGTTTTCCTTGAATATCGCCAGCTGATTGATTGCGCCCATTGCCCCCTGTTTGGTTTTAATTGGTTTTTTTAAATCACAACGAAATTGAACCCACTCTTCCCACAACTCAGTCGGTAACCATTCCGGCAGTTCGATATTTAACGGATCAAATGTCTTACCTTCCCTTTTCCCCTTGGGGGGTACAGGGGGGTTTTCTTTTAGTTCTTTCTCTTCCTCTAACTCTTCCTCTGGTAACGCTTTTTGATCCGGTGGTGTAACGCCGCCAGCGTTACCTTTGTTGTTACGTTTTGATTTCGAATCTCTAAATTCAGTAACGCGCCTACTTGTAACTGCCCGTTTTTTAGAGCCTTTTCCGTTATGGCGGTCAAAGTCAGGAAAGTACATTTTCCCGCCGTCATGTTTTAACCATCCAACTGTTATCAGTGCATCAGCAAAACCAGACATAAAAGTGATACGGTCAATACCAATTCTTGTAACGCTGACGGCGTTACCATCTGCGTTACCGTCGATGGTCTGTTGGTCAGCCCAGACCCAAACACGAATTAATTTCCCAAGCACTGTATCTGGGTCGATATTCAGGATTTCAGCCAGTTGGAAGATCTCCGGTTTATCTGGAGTAATCACTTCGACTTTTATCCAACTTGATGCCATACCTACCCCGATTCAGTGCTGCTCTGTAACGCTGATAACGTTACATTTGGCGTGACTAGTATTAAAAAGAGCGTTAAATGCTCTCCGTTGCCCTTGCATGGCTTCACGGGTAAATTGCCGTAAAATCACCCGCGCCATATTTGCTGTGATAGGCATATTCCCGTACCGATAACCATTGCGATAAGTCAGTTTTTTAGCCATGTGGCACCCGCCACGGCTTTTTAGCTTTAACGACTTTCGCTACCGGTTTATCCCGCATCCGCTTATAAGGCTTGGCGTATGTCTTAGCCCAAACTAACGCGCTGGCAAATGTAGAGTTCGGCGTATCGGTGTAATGCTTACCGCCTTGAATAGCCGCCGATCTGGCGACTGTCTCGCTAAAACCGGCACGTTGCAGTTCATCTCGTAATTGTTGCTCGACTTGTTCTCTGGAAAATCTGGCCATTGGTCATACCTCGTTATGCAATCAACTGCTGTGTCAGCGGAATAAGTGCATGTATCGCCTCAGTGGCTTTAATTAATTTCTGCGACATATCAGAGCAGCCCAACAACACCGCACTCATCGCCAGCGAGAAATCGCGCAATGCTTGTGCCGCCAAATAATTCACTGAATTGGGGTTTTCCAATCTGGCACGCCGCTCTCCTGGCAATGCCTGAAGAATGGCTGGGGTAAGTTCGGCGATTTTTGCTCTGGCCTTGTCAGTGTCACTATCAACCCAGCGGAACAAGCGCTGTTTGTTGTTGTATGTAGCGTGTTCATCCTCAATGGGCGTGAGTGGAAGCTCATCACCACCGAGATCGAAATAAGCCTGTGCCACTTCTGCCGCGACAATTTCTTGTTTGGTTTCTGCTGCCCAACTCCGCAATTCTGCGCAGATGGCATCATGTTTTAATTTCACAGCGACCTCCTTATGAAAGCTGATTTTTAAAAATCAGCGTTTACTGTGCTGGTGTTATAGGCTTGTCATAATCAATAGGGTCGTAATGCAATTCGCCATTAGAGGCTTTCTCTAATCGAACGGCCCTTTTCTCTGGGACTAAATCACCCCAAGCAGAAACTGATGGCGGCTTAACCCCCGCAGCTTTTGCCAGAGCACTCTTGGTGCCGAAATATTGAATGGCATCTTTTTTTAACACGTCGCCTCTCCTGCTGTTAGATTTAGTTAACAAGTTATTTGTTCAGGAAATTTAAGTCAAGAGAATTTAGAATTACCTAACTATGAAAAATCCCGGTGAACGCATCAGAGAGCGGCGAAATGAGCTGCAACTAACCCAACGCAGCCTTGCAAAGGCGGTGAAAGTGTCCCATGTCACCATTTCACAATGGGAAAGCAACGACAGTTCACCTTCTGGCAAAAATCTATTTGCCCTGAGTACCGCATTACAGTGCTCACCAACGTGGATTTTATACGGGGATACAGATCAATCCCCCTCACCCGCAGTAAAGATCCCACCTGAACTTGATGAGAGAGAAGCTGAACTAATTCAATTGTTTGCGTCTCTTCCTGAATCAGAAAAAGAGCGGCACTTAACAGACCTTCGGCTTAAAGTTGATGAGTTAAACCGACTTTTTGAAGAGCTGTTACAAACCAGAAAAAAACTCGCCAAATAAATATTCATACTTTTCAAATTCTTACCGCTAATTTCGCCCTTATTGTTAAGTTTGTTTAAATTTACGATTGAATTTATTGTTAGTTTAAATTAACTTTAACCCATCAACGGCACAACAGCCGCTTAGGTAAGCAAGTTCTGACAATCTGAAAGCAGATAAAAAGGGATAAGGCGATGGCATTAGATCACGGAATATTAAACCTACCCCTCACTAAACGTGGGAATAGCGATTTTCACAAAGAGCTTGATGCTCACCTGAAAAGTGAAAAACGTATTGCGGCAGATAAACGCTTCGTAGCCGCTTCAAACTTTAACGCTAACAAAGCTGCTGCACTTGAAGCCTTCAATCGTATCAGCGATACACTGTTAAAAGCAGAGGCGAAAAAACGTGGTGTAAGAGCAAGATCCCTGAAAAAAATTATTCGTGAAACATGTTCAGATAATCCAGTTAAGGCAATAAAGATTTTAGAATTGTTAACTGAATAGGAACAACATAGTTAATATAAAAGAGTTATTAGAAAAGATTCGTGAAATTATAGCGGGGTTAATAACGAGGCAATCATATGTTCATTTTCAATTTTTAATATTCAGGAAATTTATGGAGCAACTATTATTCGCTTTAGTTGTATCGGTATGCCCTGCTCATGAAATTTGTAGGGATATTGTCTATGAAGTTTATGACACCCAACAAGAATGTGAAAAAGTCATTTTCGAAAATAGGTTATTCAACGGCAACTGCTACCCAGTCGATGCCATTATTCATCAACAATAACGAGGTATGACCAATGAAATTTAAAGAAATTAAATTATCTATTAAACCACTTTATAATGACGTTGCTCAGTTATCCGCAGAAAATGAAGTAATCGGCTATGCCGTTAAAAATAAAGAGGCTAATTCACCGCTGGCTTCTATTATTTTACCTAATGGTGAACTTTTAGGGGATTACCATTGTATGGGCTGTGCAATTAAAGCCGCCACTAAACATTATATTGGCATTGGCGAAGATGAAGCCATTGAGGCCAATTTCAGCTTCGGTAATAACAACGTCCGTAACTTATTATTAGCTGCATTGTTATCAAGTGTTGTTGATGATTTAACCACTCAATCCAGACATTAATAATTGCAGTCAACACCAGTGAAACGGTCGTAAAACTCAGCTTATTAAAGTGGATATATCGACGCCGAAAACGTAACCGGCATTAAAACAGACGTAAAAAAGCCCACACAAGGTGGGCAATCTTACCGGCTTAACGTCCCGGTGACGGCAGAGTCAGCGACCAAACCGACTCTAGCGAGGTATGACCAATGGCTTCCACCACTGGACGCCGAAATTATAGCGAGATCTCTATGCAAAAGACAACACTTAGAATCCTGGCTGATTCTATCGTCATCGCTAATGCTGCTAAATCCCCCGCATTAGTCGAAGTTGGAGCGAGTCCAGACGCGATAATGGGCACTGTTTCAGATCTAATAGAATCCGGCATTGTAGATGTACGTGATTTAATTTCTCTGGCTTTAGAGCAAATTAAAAAATGTGACTCTACGTCGTTAGATCATGTATTACCCACAGATGAATTAATAGCACTGACCGATTGTTATTATCAGATTAAAAATAATTAGCGAGGAATGACCAATGAGCTTATTTGTATGTGGGTTTCTACCCAAAAAATCAGCTATGGCAAATGGTGCTGTAGCCATGGCGATTACTGTTGATGCCAAAAATCAAAAAATGGCAACAATGAAATCCACCATGTTATTAGAAGGGGAATTCCCCGGATCAAGTGGTAATTTCTTTGCACCTAAAGTGTGTGCTGATCGTGTGGGTTCCCCTCGACCGCCGGTACATGATGATGCTGAAGATAATGCCATATTCAGCACTGAATGGATGGAACATAATCAATGGAATGATGAAACTAAAGAATTTGAACCTATCGTTATTGATAATACTGACGAAATTGACAATGTTAAAAACATCTTCGATTTACCAATTAACGTAAGAATTGCATATGTTTTATTATATGGCGTAGAGCCTGAAATTGTTGATAGCCATCTATTATCTAATGCATACGATTTAATTAATGATGATGAATCAGAGCCGTTATATCGTGCAGTTATTGATGGCTTGCCACGCTTACCACAAGTTAAGCACATGTACATCACTACATTGGCACAACTCATTGATGATGTTCAGGCCCACACTCCGGTATTTAAATCATGGCCGGACGTTAACAAGTTTGCTGAAAAGTGGATCAACTCTCGTCCAGATGAGCGGGAACACCCTGACAATCAAGCGAATGAACAAGCCAATTCATCGCCTACGCCAGCGAGTCATCGTGAACGCGATTATAAGCATGATTACGCCTCTCTCGATCTTGAAGTCGCCTGCGCCCTGTTCCCCGGTGATTATGATGTTTGGGAAGTGCCATCATCCATTTATCGTGGCGCTAAAGAAAAAGTAGAAAAAGGTGATGAGGCTTGGCGGCGCTGGTCAACTGCTTTACGGATTATCCCTGCCATTTTAGCGGTTTCCCGTGATGATCTGTTTGCAATGATCCGCAGTGCTGAACTGGATATTCATAAAGACCCAGCCAAGCTGAAAGCCTATATCAATCAGTGTTTACAGCTTGATGTAATCAAAGCCGATGATGTGAAAACAGCAAACCTTGGCGATGGCAAATTTAGTGTTGATGGCTTGACCGGCGCAGCCAACGATTCACCGGCGAATACCAGCACAATCGAAAAACCAAAAACTGTTACAAAAGTGCCAAAAGGTGCAACAGAACAGCCCAATCATGTATCAAACATTGCAAATAGCACCATTAATGACGAAACAGCGACCATTAACGCCGAGACCCATACCAATGAGCAGATAGAGTCTGAATCACCGCATCCTACCGCAGATGAGTTCCAACAGCGGGCATCACAGATCGATCAGGATATCTCTAAGTTACCCAAAGAGTCTCAGGATAATTTAAGTATCTGGAAATCAGTACAGCGCACCGATCCCGCGCGTACCAAGCGCAAAGATACGACCAAAAATGGCAAAGTCATTCGCTCTGTGACCAGCATCAATCCTACCTATCAGACAATGAGAGCCACGGAAATCTTTGGCCCCTTTGGTAGCGGCTGGGGCGTGGATATTATCAGTGAGGAATTTATACCCGGCATCCCATTTATGGAGTCGATTCTGGATAGCAACAATCGAGAGATCGGGCGCAAGCCCATGCGTGATGGGGATGGCACCATTCTACGGACATCCAACCACACTATGCGGATTGAACTGTGGTACCAACACGCAGGAGGTCGGGGCCGCTTCCCCGCTTTTGGTCATACCAAACATATTTATCAGAGTACCAACGGTTTCATTTGTGACGATGAAGTCAGCAAAAAAAGCCTAACGGACGCCACGACCAAAGCATTAGCACAGCTTGGTTTCAGCGCTGATGTGTTTATGGGTCTGTTTGATGATGCTGAATACACCGCCGACAATAATATTGAGTTCGGTATTAAAAATGCCAGCACTAAAGCTGATGATGTGGTTCGTCTACGTAAAGAGTTAGACGACAAATTCAAAGCCAATACCGAGACGATGAAAACAGCAGTCACGGCGAATGAAGTGACAAAAATCAGCACCTCACTAACACGCACCATCGGGGTTCATCTCAAGAATGCCGAATCATCCCATGATGATGAACACGTCAAATATCTGACCGGCCGTCTAACCCGTTTGAATCAAATCAAAGATGAGTGCCTGACAAAATTTGTCACTGAGGGAGAAAAAGCATGAGCACAAGCGCCATATCATTAGCCACTGATTACCGAAAATTGCAGGAAATGGCCGATAGCGGTGATGAACTCACCCCCGAAATGGTCGCTGACACTCTCTCTGGTATTGAGGGCATGCTGGAAGATAAGTTCGATGCCTTGATGGCATTGGTTCGTAACACGCTGGGTCAGGCAGAGATATGTGCCAACGAAGCCAAGCGGATGAGTGCACGCAAGAAAAGTTTTGATAATCAGGCTGAAATCTACCGTAAATATATATTGGAATGCATGATTCAGGCCGGCAAAGACTCGATCAAAACGGCGTCTAATACATTCACTGCCCGAAAAGGGACAAAAAAACTCGTTATCACCGATGTAAATTTGTTGCCTGATGAATATGTAGACTCCGTTTCTCAGGTGCAAATTATCACCACCCCAAAAGCCGATGAAATCAAAGCTGCCTTAAATGAGGGCCTATTGATAGCCGGTGCCAAGTTTGAAACTGGCGAACGTTCGTTAGCCGTCCGCTAACTGATTTTTAAAAATCAAAACTGAACCGGTCAGCGCGTTACTATGCTGGCCGGTCATATCGAGGTATGACCAATGGCTAAATTAATGACATTAACCGAATGGTGTGATGAAACGTATGCGACTGACAAGCCGACGATTCAAACACTCCAACGCTGGGCCAGAAACGGTAACTTTTACCCTGCGGCAGAAAAACACGGCAGACAGTATAGGGTAAAACCTAATGCTATTTATATCGATCCGAAGGATTTCAATCTCGGTAAAAAAATCAAAGATGCCAAAAGCGCGGCCCCTGCGCGGAATGCGTTTATGGAGAAAGTGATCAATGACTCGGCGGAAAAAGTACGATGCGAACTTACCGCGCAATCTCACCTATCGCCATCGCTATAAATCATACTATTGGCGCAATCCGTTAACAGGGAAAGAAATCCCGTTAGGCCAAATCTCCCGCAGAGAAGCCGTTTCACAATCTATCGAGGCCAATAATTATGTTGAGCAAAACTACTCTCCTGTATTACTACTGGAAAAATTGAAAGGCACACAAGAGTACACAATGACCTCCTGGCTTGAACGTTACGATGTCATATACAAGCGCAGAGAATTGGCAATGAACACTTACAAAGTTCGCAAGGGGCAAATAGCCATGATCAGCGAAAAGATGGGCAATATGGTTCTGGCTAAAATCACCACCCGTCACGTTGCTGAATTTCTAGAGTTTTGGGTGGCACAGGACAAAAAAACCATGGCCGCCACCATGCGATCAGTGTTGTCTGATATTTTCCGAGAGGCGATTGTCGAGGGCCATATAGATAATAATCCAGTGACACCGACACGCTCAGCTAAACCGGTGGTGAAACGTGAGCGCCTGGAACTGGATCAGTATCTCGCTATTCGTGAGGTCGCTGACACATTACCGGCGTGGTTTGGGCTATCAATGGATCTGGCACTGGTGACGGGCCAACGACGTGAAGATTTATCACTGATGCGCTTTGACCAGATTGTTGATGGCAGATTACAGATAGACCAAGGCAAAACAGGAGCCATGATCTCCCTGCCCTTAGATCTTGAGCTTAAAGCCGTTGGCCTACGTCTTAACACCGTGATTGAACAATGTAGATTAGCCAGTAAGACTGATTTTATGATAAGTGCTGGCATCAGAAAAAATAGCCCTGATGGCTCACTGCATCCAGATAGCCTGACAAAGAAATTCGTAACGGCGAGAAAAGGAACAGATTTTCGTTTTGATGAGAGTCCACCAACTTTTCACGAGATCAGAAGTCTCGCTGGGCGATTGTATGAAAAGGAAAAAGGTAAAGAATTTGCGATGAAACTGCTGGGGCATAAATCGGAGAAGATGACGAACAAGTATCTTGATACGAGGGGTAAAGAATACGTAATGCTATAAAAGACCGAATATCAAAATTCGTGTAATTTTCGTGTATTTTCGTTTTTACTAAAAAATAACCTTTAAAATCAACAAGTTAAAAAGAGACCGAATACGATTCCTAAAGGTGAGAATTCTTAAATTTATCTATATAAAACAATAAGATAATCAGAGTTATGACCTTTAGTCTGCGTTTGACACCGTCTTTAAAAGATCAACATGATCATATACTTATTATCTATTTCGAAAATACTCGGGAAAAGTTCGGGCGCTAAAATGAGGGAAACATGATATCGACACTATTTATAGTCAGCCTAATACTAGCCGCAGTAATGATCACCATTCACCCTGCTCTCTGTGTCCCGTTTGTTATCGCTGCTTACCTGTTAGCAGGTAAAGGCAATATGCACATGGATAGTAATACCAGCATCATTTTAGGGATCATCGGATTTATTCTGTTATTGGTTCTGTTCGTCATTGTGAATGACGCCTTCAAATAATTATTGATGGTGTAATGTAGATTAATCGCCGGATGCAACACATTGGTCGAATTGCTTAAAAATTGATTATTTGGTTAAATAATGCCATTTGATAAAAGGACTTGGGGTGAATTTTGCACTGCTGGAATTGGCATGATTTTGAAGACGAGACGGAAGTTACCGAACATGACGAGTTTGACCAATACAACTTCAGCTCTGAATATGAGCCAAGAGAGCTGGTTGCCAGACAATTTTGGGTTGGAAAAGCTGAATCCGGTCACTTCTATACTATTGGTTTTGTAAAGATCGAAAAGCAATCTGTACTCAACAGCCTTTTAGGTGAGATGATCTACAGTAATCATCCCCTTGCCATTCCTAAAAGTGGCGCTTGGGTGGTAACATTCGACCTTGCCGATGAAGAAAATGATTTCGCTCATGTTAAACTTGATTATAAGGCTATAAAGGATTTAGTGTCTGAGGTTGCTTGTGCAGTTTATGACCATTATAATGTAACTAAGGCTGGGCTTTACTGTTGGTATGCTGCAAGGAAAGAACTTCTAAGCATTTATGATACGGCTCTCGGATTTGACTCTGACCGAAACATTAAGCTCAAGGTAATACCTTCTACGTCCAACTTTAATAAATTAGGTGATCAAGGGAGGGGTTATGCAATCATCACGAAATACTACTGAATTCCCGCCTGGCGATCAGCTTTATGCATCGTTGAATCGTAAGCTGAAAAAGACTTCAGCCAACATAACAAAGCGTAAACTTAATACTGGCGAGTACGTGATGTATCAAGGCAGAATAGTACCGGCTAATGTCGTAGAAGAGGCTAAAGCGGAAGCAGTAGAGGAAAGGCAGAGTCTCACTCATATTGCTGCAGATCGGCCAATGAGACACGTACTATTTCAGCCACTACGCGCTGGCCACCTAGGAGCTAAACGCCTGGATTCTGGTGCATGGATTGCGTGGATTGGTAGTCGGAAAAGCGTAACAGCCACTTCGGTAGAGACTTCAATCCGTCATCCGATGCACGTTATGGTAGCTGTACCCATTAGACAAGATAGTTCTCAGGAGGTGCCAAAAGACGGCCAGCTCTTTTCTTATGATGCTAAATCTGGGCAGATGCTTCTGGTTGTAGCTCACGGGAAGATTGGCGGCATGGTCAGGCGTTCGCACCGCTCAAGATCCCAGCAGCAAGCCATGGGGAACGTAGTTCTCAAAGCCAAATAGCCCCGAAAGGGGCTTTTTACTACCTGCTATTAAATCTACTCTGGTTCGGAAATTTTAGACCATCCTTGGCAATTCATGTTGACCTATCAAGCCGCATGGCAAAGTGCGCTAAAGCTGTACGGTGTATATTTATAATCCGAAGGGGCTATTAACCGTAATATCGCTTTTGTAAGGAAGCGAGAACAAATGTATCTTGCTGCAGCAGAACTAGTGACTGGCTAAAACAATTCCATGGTTTGCCCAGAGGCTGGCCCCGGTTTTAGTGCAAAAGTACCTTTGATCGGTTCATCCAGCAGCAGAAATTTATCCAATTGCAGAGCGGGGATAAATTTAAAACCTTCTTGCCCACGAGCTCTAGCTATTTCTCTAGTTTCCATGAGTATTCTACCAAGTACATTCATCCCGTAAAAGCTGCCATCTGATTCACGACGAGCTCCCCAAAAAAGGTCTTTTTCAGAATGTTCAACAATATTAATAACACCAGTAGAATTAAGGAGTTGAAAAAAAACCTCCCAATTTTGGCAAAGTTTTATGCGGACGCACCATTTCATTATGGAGACTCGATTTTTCTCCCAACCATCACGTGTTTTCGGCTCATAGTATCTGGCTACTTGCTTCGCCTCAAAGGGGTTGCTTAGGGTGATTATCTCCTTTTGTATTTCCGGATAGTCTGGGTAACGGCAGGCCTGATAGAGGATTTCACTAGACTGGATAGGAATATCGTTAACATACAGCGGAAATCCTCGCGCCATGTTAGATAGCCCGCCCCATTTTTCCGTCGTTTTTCTGAAACTGACTGTCTCATTGTTTGGATAAATTCGGTAGCTCATAGTTACTGATTATACCCGGTTCTGCGCATCAATGGATACCAGCAATCCAGTGCCCAGTTTGGGATCCCATCGCGCTCATATCTTCCCCACCAGAAAGCTAATGGAGTATTATTTGGACAATTTCGATAAGTGAAAATGGTTCCACCGAACCCTAGTCCAGGGAATGTTGAAAAGCCGAGAGGTTTGAGAATCGGAGCGGGATTTTGACTTTGCTGAAGTATATAAAAACCAGCCTTTGTCAGTGCATATTCAAAACGATAGCGATCAGCCATCTTGAGGAATATGTCGTTTGGCCTAAAATGGGTCCTTTCAGTGCCTTTGCGCGATGTATAGATCGCCGGATGTTGGATCCAGTCTGGTAGGTCAATACCATTACTACGTAACCAGAAAACTTCAGAAGATGAGGAATAACTAAGGCGATTTTCGCGCGTTTTGATGAATCCGTTTTTTTTGATAATAAGTCTGATATTTCGCCCTTGAAACCTTTCCGCAAGAGTTGTCTCTAGCATATAAGTTGCATATCTATGAGTCCCTAGGAACCACACGCGGATAGTCACATTACTTAGGTTAAAGTGTTCTACAAACCAAGTAATATCGCTAAAAGCCTTGTTCCCTGAAAAACAAACATCGTCGAAGTAAATGAATTTATTGAATTGTGCAACTCTTTTGTTTTTGGAATTTCTTGATAAGGTAACTATACCTAATCCTTCGAATCCCTCTGCTTGGGTTTCTAAAAGTTCCAGTAAATTAATCTGACTAGTCCCACGATTTGTTTCTTGTATATTAAGGAATGCTGATTCGTGGATAATAGGTCTATTATTCTCACTCCTGAGAATATCATTAATTTTTTCTACATAATCATTTTTGTTGATATATGCATTTCGAAGTAACGCCAGCGTTTGCTCAAGAATGAAAAGTTTGTCTCTTTCCTCAAATTGCTCAATCCAGCGACCTACATGTACTGAGTTCATCCCCTGCCGAGGGGCAAGTTCATAGCCCACAAGAATTTCTGCAATTTGTTCTTGTATAGCATTTTTTTGTTCGGATTCATTATTGTCCATAGGATTTTCACACATAATCACTCCTTTTTATACAGTCAACAAGACCAGTCCCAAAATTTTGTGAGTACACATGTGTAGTTTAATATAATGCTGTAGTATCACAATTTCATAATAACACATTGATTTATATTCTTTTAAAGATCACTTTCACAAAAATGAATTTACGTGCATGTCTATCTGAATCAGAAGAATTATAGCGCCGCACTTAATGTAGATTTACCATTTTCTTAAGTACTCTTTTGGCACAGAGCCTTCTGTCAGATCTAATTACACTCAGGCGAGGCTGCAATCGAATTGGCAAGCCAAACCATCTATAACCATAACAAAATCACTTTACCCAAAAGTTAATAAATCAGGGAGTCCTTCCAAACTCCCTTTCAATTCACTTATTAAAGTACGGATTCACCCTTTCCACCGCCTGCTTTACCAGTTTATTTCTGGTTGCCATCAACCGGTCAATTTTTTCTCTTTTCTGATCCGCTGTTAGTATCCGGTCCCGCCTCATCATTTCAATCTGGGCATTCAGTGCTTTCACTTGCTTTTGCGTCGCTGTTAGCCCCTGACGCTGCGATAATTTCCCTCTATTTTCCTCTATCAATTCATTAGCATCATCGCCACGCCCCTGCTTACGGAAGCTGTTAATAGTGCTGTTGATCTGGTTGGCTTCGGTCATCATGCGGTAAAAATCTTCAGTGAACTGGGTAGACTTGGCCGGATCTGAACCTCTGAAGAATGATTTAATCACCGGTAACTCATCCAACCGCATGGCCGGGGTTTCGCCGTAGTCTTTCAGGTTACGCATCAGAAGATTGGTCGCCCCCATCACATAGCCGCCCAAGCTGCCGGTGTAACCCATCACAATATGATCCAGCATCTTCGGTGACATATTGGTCGCCTCACCTATTTCACGCATTAATAGGCTGGTCTGGTCATTATAACGGGCCCCGGCCATCAAATTGCTGTCGGCCATGTTCTCAATCGGCCCACCTTTGAAGAAATCATAGTTAACATAAGCCTCGGCAATCGGCATCGCGACTTGTGGGATAGGGTTGAATGCCATCGTTTCCATAAAGTTATGTGCCACCAGCTTGCCAAATTTAGCCCCGGTATCTTTACCGCCCAGCGCGCGGACAAACCGCTCAGGTAAAGTGCCAAATATCGCGCCAAACTCGAACGGTTTTGGAAAGCGGATATGCTGATCACCAATCCACGCATGCCAATAGGTGTCTTTATCCCAGTCTTGTAGCTCTTCATAACGTTTGTCGTCCCAATTCAGCGCCATCAGTGCCAGCGAGGCGGCGGTGATCATGCCGCCGCGTTTCAGCACTTCGCGCGGATTCTCTTTGATAGCTCGGCCTAATTTACTCAGCCCCTGCATCCGGGCGTTGAAGAACGGCAGCATATCACTCAGGTTTATCATGATATTACTGGCCCCCATCATGCTGAAATCCATCAAGTCACGCGACTCAAATGCTGCCTGCGCCTTACTTTTCCCTGATTTAATGGCGGATTCATATGTGGCCAGTCGGTTGGCGTTTTCTGCTGCTTCACTGAGATTTTTATATTTATGCAAACCCTGTTCAATCTTGCCCATCACCTCTTTGCTGTTGCGGGCGATTGAGGACTCAAATTCTAGTATCTGACTATCGTTGTAACCTTTACGCCGTAGAACACTACGAATGGTTTTAGCAGTCGATGCCGGATCATAAACATTCGAATAACCACCACCAAAAGTGGCACCGGCAAACATCATATCCACCAGGCTATCATCAGTGCGTAATGCTTTTTTAAATCCGGCCCATGAAGCGATAACCGGCTTAAAACCATCTTTGTTAATGGCCCATGAATGAATAGAGTCACGCATAAAGTTACGGATGATAAAATCAGGCATTGATGTGGTGCTGACGGTCAGTACCTTTTTAGCCTGGCGGGCCGCTTTCATAAAGGTGGAATTACTGCGCTCAAGGTCAATCATGGTAAAGGCGCGATACAGTTCAGGATCATTAACCTGTACCAGTTTTTCCTGCCCATCAACAAACACCTTCACCACATCTTTGCCGATGCGCTCAAAGTCCATCTTGTTCGGTGATTCAATCACCTCCAGCACACCAGTATCAGCAAGGTTCACCACTGACCTGCGCATTGCTTCATTTTTCATCGAAGCATCGACCGATTTCGCCACGTAGTTAAACAGGTTTTCGATAGGATCCTTAATGGTCAAATCGCTGCCTTTTAACTTGCGCACGGTACTGCTCTGGTTAGCAATGCCTTTACTGGTCCACGGCCCCTTCACCTCACCATTTTCTGCTTCACGGTAATAGGGCAAGTACCAGGCATCCTCCCACTGTGCGCGGCTTTCTGGATCAATCAATCCCATATCCTGTTGCAGATCCAGAATCGACTTAATAAAGGCATCATACTTTTTCTTTTGACCTTCGAATAAAGCCTCATTACCCCGGTTGAGGGTTTTCATATAAGCAATTTCGTCAGCATTAAAGTTGTTCTCTTTGCCCTCTTTCATCAGTCGTTCAGAGCGATGGCCGGCGATCCATTTAAAGAAGTTTTCCCGATGGTTTCCCAGTCCGTCGAGAATACCCATAAGAGCATCCTCTTTACCGGTACCGGATTGACGCTCGATTATCCCTTCGGCTTTGTTATAGCGCGGCAAGCCATGCTCTAAAGTGGCAGCAGTAACAGAGCCTGCTCCGGCAGCCATACGCGCTCCAATGTAGGCAGAACTTCGTGCATCATTGATACCAGCGGCATCTTCGGCATACTTCAGCGGAGCCATGCCATCAAAGGTTTTAGTATTGAGTTTACGGCCGGTTTCTTTTAGCCAGGCTTTCAGTTCCGTTTTATCTTTGCTGGTCACGGTGCCGTAGAAAGTCTTGGCCTTATCAAACCACCCCTGCTCAACGTTAAAGCCCATTTTGCGGTTGGTTTCAGCATCCATTGATGGGTTAGCAGTGCGGGAGTAAAGTGCCTTATTCTTGCGAATATCGGTCGATGAGAGTATATTTTCAACTGAATCTTGATTTGGTGAACCGCGTTTGAGCAATTGAAGCTCTTGGGCCGTACCAGATTGGGATTCTGAACCCTGATAAGTGTTCTCCTTGGGCAATTGGAGCCCAACAGAACGAAGCTTATCGGGGTTTTGTTTTTCTCGGCGGTATAACGCTAAACCAGCATCCTCCATACCTTGAACTTTCGCCATGCCCCCCACTGTGCCGTACACTGAAGCAACTCGATTAACTTCCAAGCGCCCACGTTTTGCATTCATATGAATAGCAGTAACCACCGGGTTTCCGTTTGCATCATGAGCCTCCAGAAGAGCAACTATTGCGTTATCCTGTGTTGCTGAGCGATATACTGCTAACGGGTCATGCATCAGCTCAGGAAGCTGCTCAATGACCTCAGTCGGTACGTTGTGTTTTATTCCATTGGTCGCTTTACGTACCGTATCACGAGAAATTACCATCTCCACATTGGGAGCGCCAAGCGCACGGAGTACCGGCGGTGTTCTGCCTATTGAAACCGTTATGTCATCGGACCGTAACGAACGCATCGCTTTATCAAGCTCAGATCTATATTGTTCGGATTCCACTGGTAATGGCTTGAGTGGGTCCACATCATCATGTTTCGAATACAGTGCGTCTGACCGAGAGAAAGTATTATCGAACTCCCGCGTTCCCGGCTGTTCACCATCATACATAGCCGTCTTTTTGAAGCGCCCGGCGACCGTGCGCAGAATATTACGTATTTCCGTTGGGGAAATGTCATTCGCATTCATGATGCCCGTTTTCTTCAATCCATTGATCAGCACAGAAACAAAACGGTTCCACATCGCCCCAAGACCGCTGAGTTCTGAGCGCTCCGCCATGTGGGCTAAGAATTCATTAGCCTGCATTTCAGGGGACTCATTGCGGTATGATTTATCGACTTCCCGCCAAACATCCTGAATTTCTTTATTTTTGCTGTCGCGAGTCTGATGTAATACGCGCATGATACGGTCGTATTCCACATCACCAATGACTGAAGCCAGCCCGTGGTGCGCCAAGACCTCATGACGTAATTTCGCCCGAAGCTCGCGGTCGGAAGTAATGTTATCCGCCACCACAATCACCCGGCTGAGTTCCGGCTGATAAATAGCATGGACAATGCCGAATTCTTTCGGGATCCCGCTCGGCATCATGGCAGCCGCTTCAGCTTGGGTTTGCACTACCTTAACTTTGATTTTGGCTGCGCCATTCAAATTGCGCACCCAGACATCAGCGATAACTTGGGCCCGCCCTTGCCGTATTCCCTGAGTGGGTTTGTCGCCAGCGGCGGTATGACCGGTATCTGAAATCACATTGCCTTTGCCAATGTCAGTACCCTTACGCGAATAGAAAGCGATACCTTTATCGGTTGGCTTGGTTTTGAGGGTTTGGAATAGGTGATCAAATGCCTGGCGCACGCCGCCATTTAATTCAGCTTCGGTTGGATAAGCATAGGTTTTAGGATTTGCGTGTTCGTCAGCTTTGCGCAGGTTAACCAGATAATCGTTAGTGATACCTTTACTCTCGGCTTTATCCAGCAGATAGCGTTCAAATGCTCGCGCTGACATTTCCAGTTTAGTTGTCCAATATGCTTTGCTTCGCCCACTGTCCAGTATTGCCGCCCGTTCCCTCATTCCACTATTAGTGACTTTCATGACTGCGCTCTTAAAGGCGTCATATACCTCTTGCCTGACCGGATGAGTAATCTCTTGCCTTTTACCACTGCTAAGCTCATAACGAGGTCGTATACGATCGGTAATAAATTCAGATGAACGCTTACCGGACGACTCGCCATGGACATCATAGGTACCAAAATAGTTATCCAGTGCATGGAACCACTCATGTGCAAGTGAGCCTGCGCCATTACCTTTAGTTAGATTGATAACCACTTGCCCAGGCTCATAATGAGCTTTGGCCCCCGCCTTACCTCGCGCGCCAAATGCCAAGCCCAATTCGCCATTCAATGACAGCGATTTTGGCGGCACATTCAGTAATTCGGCCATATCAACCAACGAGTCATAAGCATCGTTTAATTCAGTTTGGCGGCGTGCTCCCTCAACATAGTTACCAAACTGAACACCTCGGAAGCCGAAGGCATCACTAAATTGTTCAGGCGTCACATTGCCCTTACGGCGCTCAATGCCGGTACGTGGCTCATTGGTCGCTTTGCGTTGTTCCTCCCGAGAGACTTTGCGTAATTTATCCAGTTTGGCTTCTATTTCTGCGCGGTTCTCTGCCAGATAAGCGCGTGCCTCATTGGGTGTTTTGAAGCCCGCTTTCAGCGGCAAAATGCCCATGGCCCCTTTGTAGCCAATAAACACGCTCTTATCTGCCCGCCGGGTATAGATCTCTAACTTAGCCTGTCTAGGCGTTAACTGAGCCTGTTTAAGCGCGTCATCTCCTTTATCACTATTAATCTTGGTCTCAATAAATTCCTTGGCTTTGGGTAATAGCTCCGGCATTGAACCCGCTGAAATATCAGTTTTCATCCCTCCAGGGGTAACCAGCTCATATAGGGTTTTCCCACCGGGATAGCTCTTGCCATCAAAGTAAGTGTAATGGCCGGAACGAATTGAGTATTTTGACGCTTCGGCCATCTGCTCAGGCTTAAACTGCGAGATTAAGTCAATAGCATCTGCGGCAGATCGTAAGGAGGACTTACTGCGAAAAATGGTTTTTATATCATCAACACTCGCATGGCTATTGATAATAGAACTCGCTAAATCACGAACCCCCTTAACCTGTTCAGCCCACTGATTAAGCTTATAAGGGGATCCCGGTTTGTTCGGGATAAACGAGCGCAATGCTGCAAGTAATGCCAGTTTCTCTGGTTCAATGCCATTTTCATGCATTTTGCTGTAATCAGGGTGTGGGAAGAGTTTCGAAAGAGGCTGTTTCTTAATTTCTTCGATATCACGGTCGGCTTTCAGTGACTCGGCCAACTGGCCCCATTTATGCTTCGCCGCCCCCTTAAGTTCCTCACCAAAATCATCAATTTTTACGTTACTGTTTTTGGCTGGCTGCTCACCAGATGCCACAACGCCCTCATTGGAGGGCGCTGTTTTCGTGTTAGCTGTTGTGGATTCCGGCGGCAGACGCACACCAAAGCCATCACCAACGGGTTCAATCACCGCCCCCGGTATCTTGGCCCACTTCGTGAATCTGGCTACTTTCTCATTGGGGAATGGCTTACCGTGGTGCAATCTCAACTCACCTTGTGGACTTTCTGGCTCAATGTGACCTTCTTTGGTTGATGCAATACCGCTATCAGTTGATTTTGCAGGTAATCGCACGCCAAAACCGTCGCCTACTGGCTCAATAACAGCACCTGGCATTTTTGCCCACTTAGTGAATCTGGCCACTTTCTCATTAGGGAATGGCTTGCCGTGATGCAATCTCAACTCGCCAAGAGTTTCACCTTTTGCATAAGCTTCGGTACGTGCATCTATAGGGACACCACCAGCACGCTGACGCTGATCGGTAATCGCTGTTTCAGACTGTTCCCCCATAGCCTCAGTAAAGCGGCGCACATCTTTACGCTGCCCCCCGTCAAATTGTGGCGCTTGCCCAGATTGAACCTCATCCGGGTTAGTGGCTGGCCCATCAGCAAAGATGATGTTTTTATCCGTAATGGCCTGCGGATCCGTTTGCCCATCGTAGGTATGGGTTTCGCGCACCGCAGCTTGTTGCTCTGCCTGCTCTCTCGGCAAATACACTTGCCCTCGAGTCTGCTCTCCGGCAGTAAATTGCGGCGCGGCACCGGCTTGGGTTTCATCACCTTGAATTGGCCCCGGCATAGGGAAACCTTCGCCCGGATGAATATTACCGGGAGCTGGCAGGCGTGGCGTTCGCTGCGCCCGAATCTGGTCGGCTTGCTCAAGTATCGCTAATTCATCAGGGGTAAAACCTTGCTCTCCTGATTCCATTTGCTGCTGAATAAGATCTTGTGCGGTCGGCTGTGCTTCTGGCTCTGCCAGTGAACGCTGAACATCGCTATCATCAGCAAAGCCTTGCACCCGAGGATCCTGACGTAAATAAGCTGGGGTATCGCGGAAATCATCAATTTGAGAGTTGGGTACACCATTTTCACTCACTGAACTCCTCTGTACAGCCACTTCAGGGGAAGCCTGATTTTCTGCCTGCGGTGTAACCTCCTGCTGTTTGGAGGGATCGATATTTTCAGATACGGGTGAACCGTCAGCATTAACTGGGTTTTCTGATGTTGCTTCTGCTGCTGATCTGTGGCCGCGAATTCCACCGACAGTACCGGCTGCGCCACCAATAGCACCACCTAGTACCATATTATTGACGCCAGTCTCTAGCACATCTTTCATTGGATCTATCTTCTGTCCCGCAGTATCGATCAATTGACGGTTTTGAAGATAACGTTGGGATGTGCCTTGTACTAACTCAGTCCCCCCTTCTGCAACCGTACCCGTTGCAAATCCTGACATGACACTTTTCGCAGCTCCCTTTTTGGTCAAAAGGTTAAGAATGGTGTGATCTCCAAGCGTCGATGCGGCAATATTTATCGCTAACATGCGTGGGTCAGCGGTAATACTCCCGGCAGCCTGCTCTGCAACTTGACTACGTGCCAGTGTTAGTTTTTGAGTGTCAGATAACTCTTTATGCGCGGGATCACTATCTACCTGAGAAAATGCTTTCTGAAATGTCGGACTCGCAATGAGTTGTTCAAAAGGTATCGCGTTTATTTCATCACGTAATTCATTACCAGATGCACCCTGAGCAGAGCCAGCCATGATCCCAACATATCCTGTTTTCTGCGCGACCTGCCTCGCCTGAGATGCCGTCTCTCTTGCCGTCATTCTGGCTGCTTCTTCGGGTAATGTCTTGCTGAGTCGATTAAATACAGCCTGCTCTACTGCTCGTTCTGCTCCCTGAGCCCCCATCTTGGCAATCCAACCACCAGTGAGCATTTGTGCAATACTTGGAACCGCATTCATCATCCAGGTATCTTTATCAAACAAACCACTACCGGCCTTCCAGTTACCTTGCTTATCTTTCTCTACAAATTTTAGTGCGGCTGCATCTCTAGCGCCTTCGCTATAGCTACTTTGGATTTCTTTTGAAACTTCTCCAGTCAATGAACCCGCACTTTTTATGAACGCGGTACCCGTAGCAGATAGAGGATTTCCCGAATTTTCACGCATTACATTTAGCATTTCGGGACTGACAGGGATATTAATTGCAGGCTCTCTCTCGCCATTACGATACTCCTCAGCCTTGCTTCCCAATTTTTGGACACCAGCATTAAATAACTGAGCACCACTATGCACCAATTCGAAGGGGGCTGAGGCTATAGCAAGACCAACATCTTTTAAACCTATACTAGGGTCATTACTCTGCGGCGCTTTTGACTGTCGCCCAGCGGCTTCACGCGCGGCCCTAACGGCACCCCAGTCAAAACCGGTATTAGCATTCTCACCGGGCTGCTGGATATTGAGTGTTTCACGATTACTGTTATTGGTTTGCTCTTCTGGACGTTGTTGCTGCGGATCGTAGGTCATTTAACAGACTCCAAATTTTAGGCATAAAAAAAGCCCCACTAAAAAGTGAGGCTTGGCATCTTTCTGTAAACTATCTTAAAATCTTATTCTTTGGAAGTATCACTTACCCAAGAGCTAAATCATGACTAAAGAAGAACAATATTATCGAGAAATATCGACAAAACGCTTCAAAATCACATTTCATGAAAATGATAAAGCGAAAGTAAAATGTCCAATATGTTTAAAATCTGATGCGTATCTGTCTTGGGAGACCATGCAACTAGAAGAGACTCAAGAATCTGTCAAATATAGGAGTCATGAAGAGTGGGAACCAGATTGGCTAGAGTACGACTATTCGGCCACCTATGAATGTGTCGAATGCAAACAAAGAATACGTTCGTTGGGAACTGCTGCTAACCGTTATCATGAAAATTATGACCCTCGTACTGGAGATCATTATATCGATGAGTATAAGGTCTTTAGCCCTCAGTTTTTCCTACCATCATTAGTCATATTCGAACCTACGCAGCAATGCCCTAAAGAGGTCAAAAAAGTTTTGTTTGACTCGTTTAAACTGGCCTTTTGTGATATCCCTTCGGCTGCAAATAAAGTCCGTGTTGCATTAGAAGTATTAATATCTTTAGAAATACCAGCGAATGAGCTAGTAAATAAAACCTTACATCAGAGAATCCCTCTCTTAGAAGCAAAGTATCCAACTATTGATGGAATTAAAGATATATCTCTTGCCATAAAATGGATTGGAAATGCTGGCAGTCATCAGCAAGATGGTGTTCCAGAGTTTGCATTAAAATTTGCGTATGAGGCATTTGAAGTTATTTTGAGAGAAATATATGAAACCAAAAAATCAACTATTGGCGAAATGTCTGGGTTAGTAAATACTTTGAAGGGAAAGTTTAACTGACTATTTCTTAGTTGATAATCGTTGTATTTCCCTTAACTGCTGGGCGGTATTACTATCATCTGTTGGACCGTTTTGAACTTGATTGGGCGGTGTACTCTGTGGCTGCCCTTTCCCTTGCTGTGTCTGCTGTCGCAGTTGTTTCCATGCCATAAAGAACTGTTGATCCTGCGGGCTATTCAGGTCGGGAACTTCACCAAACTCTTTTCGATACTCACCGGAAAATGCTTCCAACTCAGCTGGGTCAATCTGAGATTGATTCTGAGAACCACGGCCCCCACCAACACCATAGAGTTCAGATGCTTGCTGGCGGCGCTGCTCAGAGTTGCCCTTAATCTCCAGCTTTGCGGCGGCCAACTGTTTTTCATCCATCATCGCGCCATCTTTATTTAGCGCGGCCAGCTGCTTACCCTCATCTTTGCTGATATCCAACAGTTCTTTGCGATAGCCCTCACTTTCCTGACGCATGGCGGCTTTATCTGGCGGGTTAACCATACTGCCAATAAACTTGGCTCGTTCTGGCTGGTTAAGTTGCCCTACCATCTGGCTATAGCCTCTGACTTTATTCATAAACTCATCGATAGGGATTTTCGCTACCTGGTTATCATTCACATCAGCAGAACCAAATTGGGTCATAGGTTTGTTGGCGGTCGAACCATCGCTGTAGGTGACTTTCAGACCGGGAATAACAAACTTACCATCTTCACTGATACCAATATGTGCCAACTCTTTGCTCTTAATCTTCTTCCCTGACTCTGGATCGACTTCATCAATATTGCGTTCAATATATGGGGCAAGCACAGTATTCATCGTTTTTAATACTTTCGGGTCGTTATAGTTCATTTCCCCGGAAAGCACCTTCGGCATAATCTGGTTAATCTCCATCACGTTATCAATTGCTCCCTGACCAAAGAAACGAGATGGATGCAGTGGATTATCCTTTGAAATTTGCCCATACAATTGGGGGTCAACCTGACCGGAGGTTTCAATCTGCTTGTACAGCGCCTGAACAACCGGCATTTCTTCTTGCATGCGCTGCTGGCGTTCAGCTTGAGAACGCTGGAAATTAAACTCGCTCTTACGCATATTGAGTTCCTGCGCCCGCATCCCTAAGCTGGCATTGGCCGTGCGCTGACTCGCCTGCGCCAAGCCATAGTTCTTATTCCACTGCTCATCACCCACGCTATCACGCTGCGATTTATATTGGTGATCACGATTGTCGGTCTCTTTGCGCCAATCCACCTGATCTTTCGCCAGGCCATAGTTACGATCAGAGTCCTTAACCTGTTGCTGTTGTGCCGCATCCCGCAAACCTAGCTCGCGATTACGGCTAATCGCCTGATCCGCCGTGTTGAAGCCCGCCAGAAATCCGTCAGCTAAACCTTGTACACCCATAATAATGATCCTTTAGAAGAAACTACTGGCCAGCAAACCCACTGCGGCACCAATACCCGCACCAATCGGCCCACCCGCAGCACCATAGGTGGCACCCACCGCCATGCCAGTACCGGCCCCGACGCCAATCATGCTCATTTGGCTCTGTTTCTGTTGGGATTTGAGCTGCTCATTGGCAGATTCGCGCTGTATCTCACGGTTAGAAGCATCACCTAGCCCTTGCATGGCCTGCTGCCGAGTATCCCGTGCAACATCAATCAGTCCGTATCCCATTAGTGACTCCCCCCGCCAATACTCATTTGCTCACGTAGACTTGCACTGCCACCGGTTAAAATATTCATCTGCCGATCTTGCTCAGCCTCCCGGATTCCATTCTTCGCCCCGGCAGTGGCCAGTGCCGAGCGCAGACCTAAACTGTTATCGTTCGGGTTTGCCGTCTGAGTAGTGCCATAACGCGCCAACTGATTTTGAGTACCCAACTGAGCAGAACGCAGACTGTTGGCAGAGCTATCACTGACGCGGGTTAATTGCTGATTCATCAGTTCGCCGCTGGTAGCCAAACCCATCAGCTCTTTTTGCTTTGGATAAAAACGAGTGAGCCAATCGTTATACTGATCACGAATAAGATTGGCATAGGTATCAGATGCTTGTCCCATAACTACCTCCTATCATTAGCTGCCGCCAAAGATGCCAGTGGATTTACTACTCACGTCTTTGAGACCATAAGTCGATTTGCTGCTGACATCCTTTACCCCATAATTACGAGCGGCCATACCACCCGCAGCACCAACTAATTGCCCTACTGCCTGTCGGTCGCTAAGTGACTTCTGTGCATCGCTGGTCGCTTTACTTAAACTCTGGCTGGCAATGTTGCTATAACCAGACAGTGCATCAGCTTTTTGCCCTGAACCCATAGCGACAACATCCTGTAAGCCGGCGACATATTTATCCTGTTGTGAGGTTTGCGCCCGGTTGGTGGTGTCGATTTGCCCTGCTACTTGGTCACTTTGCAGCGTTTGCAGTGCTCCCTGAAACTTACCGCTACTCGGATCAACACCACCGGCTGCCAGTTCCGTCGCCGCCTGTTGGCGTGCCTTACCAAACTCCTGTTGATAACCTAAGTTGACGGTCCCAGCAGCATCATCGTATTTCGACTCGTTATTCATACTGTCTACTTTGCTAATAAACAGATTTTCCATTGGCTTAAGTTCGTTCTGGTACAGCGTCCATTGTTTACCCGCAATTTCAGCCGCTGCCAGTTCCTGAGAGGTTTCTTTAACCTCGGTGCTACCGCCACCTTTGCCCATAATGACCTCCCATTTTCACCACCAACGAACTACGGATAGCACGCTGGCCACACCATATAAAATACCGACCAGTACAGTGAAGTAATACATGCGCCGGAGTGTTTTACTTCGTTCAAACAGTTCTAGAGCTTTCACAACCCATTCTCCTAGGTTAATATTCACCCATCTTCTCCCTTGCCTTTTTCAAGGTGCAGAAAGTAGAAAGCCCCGACTGCGGCTAACAGTTCGGGGCTTTCGCTTATCTACTCGTTTACATTAAACCGGTATTTTGAATTTCATCAGTCCATCTTCGTCCACCAGACGCTCAAAACCGAGACGCCGCGCAATTCGGATAAACCCTTTTCGTGCTGTATAAAACTCCGCCCAGCGCCCGCCTATCATCCGAGTCAGTTGCTGAACCTCTGGGGTGTACTTAACCAAACCTTGCTGCCCGCTACTAATACCCAGCCAAACCACCACATAAGGAATGCCTTCTTTCATTCGCGGGCGCAGGACTATCACTGCATCGTCCGCTGAAAAGCAAAACGCCTGCTTGTTACGGCAGGCGTCTTGGACATGAATGAGCAAATCAGGATCACCAGCATCGCTAGCGATTTGCGCCAGTTTAGAATTTAAAATAGTTTGCTGCATCCAACACCATGATAGGGATACTTGAAACGTAATAGGTTAATGGGCCATGGGATGCCGGTTGATTTCTGGCCCATCCCCAAGCAGGGCCAATCTGCGTGCCGTTGCTGTTCACCCAGACATAAACCTGCCACGGGTAACTGTACATCGCACCAATATTGCACGGCGCGTACATGGGTCGGGCAATGCCCTCGATACTCCGCATTGAGCCTAATGCTGCACCGGTTAAAGGAACCAATTTAGGGCGGGCCAAAATATCGTAGCCCGAGTTATAAACCACTGAGCCATTTTGTTTCGAATAGATTTCCAAGCCATATTTGCTGCGATTTAACTCACCATTACCAAAAATACAGACCTTGGCTCTAATGGTCGCGCCGCCACCGCCATTGACATAAAAAACCCGATATCGGCGGTCAGTGGGGTCAGGCGACATACAAATGGTTTTACTGGCATCTGTTGTGTAGAAATAACACATCACCTGATCGGCTGCGAAGGCCGGATTAATATTACTGGGTAACCAGCCATCATTTATATCAACTTCACCTTTAAATAACAGGCAAGAGAATTGACTGATATTGCTAATGCCGGTGAAGTTATTAACCCCCATAAATTGGATACCATAACCGCCCACCGATCCAGAAGCGGGCCAGATATAAACACCATAATATGAAGCAGGAATTGCACCATAATAATTAACTGAGTTTACTTTCAGTGTACGGTTAGCGTCTAAATAAGGTTGATTATAAGCGAATCCACCTGGTACCCACTGACTACCACTAACGGTGTAATCAAGCCAGGCATAAGAAGACATCCAAAGAAAATAGTCATAGCCAGAAGGAATAGTAATCCCCGTATTCCATTCCCCATATGAAGTACCTTTACTGCCCATGCCAACTATTTTAGTGACCGTAGTTTTGTTATCCATCACCACCGATGTGCCATCAGGACGGAAGACTTCTAAACCGTAGCGCGACACTGCCAGACACCATTAAAATTAAACTCAGGGGGAGGATTCTTACCCACGGACATACACGCGGTTAAACTAATCAAGCTTGCCAAGACGAACCATAAGCGCACCTTTCTCATCATAAACCTCTATTCTCTCGTTAGTGATAACAAGGCCGATGCTGCCCGCACCTTGTCTAATAGTGATTCTTCCCGTATTTGAAACACTGAATAGGTCGCCAATTTTCAGATTACCGACGGCGTCTACGGTGAATTTACCGTTATTGATAATTGCGCTATTGAGCGTGGGCGTTGAAATGCTGATTCCTGCTTTAACTTCATCAGCGATAATGGTTTGAGCATTTAAAATTTTGATGGTGGCTTCACGGATAGCAGCTTCATCAATAACTACTCGCCCGTCAGAAATAGAAAACGGAATAGCATAAGAACCGGTATCAGTAGGATTGTTTGGGTCAAAGACAAAAAACTGACTGGCCGATATGGCGACCTGAGCAATGGGTTTACCCTCAGCATCCCTGCCAGCGACAATTCCGATACCTGCGGTGATGCCGCTGGCATCAACTTTGGTGCTCCACATTTTTTGAAATGCCTGGCCGCCATTCTGGTCAAGATCATTGACGCTATTGGCGAGATCACCGATTAATGGCGATTCATTAATTTCCTTATTAATCAGGTCAATGATTTCATCAATATCAGCAGCGGTTTTGGCCGGAGTTCCCTCACTGGCATTAAATGGCCCCGCCACACCTGCGGAGTTAATAAAGCGGATCCAGTAATAACCTTGCCAACCCGGATCAACCGGGTCGCCATAAACCGCCGCCGCCGAGCTGGCTACCATCACCGCATTAGCCAGGTTATCTTCAGTGCTGCGATAGATTTCCGTCAGCGAATGCCCACGGTAATTCGGCATCTCCCATTCCAGCAGTACCGCGCCAAAACCGCCGTTGGCTTTAAAGTTTCGTGGTTGAGTGGGAAAAGAGGGGGCTGGGCCAGTATTATCATTGGGATGAGGTTTGAGCTGTAATTTACCGCCCGCCCCTGCACGTAACTTGGCTAAATCCAAATCAGCCAACTCGGCATAAGTGACGGCACGATTACGACCGTCACCGCGCTGCCCGGTCAACACCTCAATATTTTCAGAGAGTGCCGCAGCATCACGACCCGCACGGAATCCTTTGGTCATGCTGGCATCTCCGCCATTGAGGTACTCAGGGTAATACGGTCAACTTGCGCGTAACCCCAGACCTCAACCGTCCATTTGCGGCCGGTGATCGGCGGCAACTTCAGAAGCCCATCCATTAAGGAGCCCGGCGGCAGCGACAGCACCGGCGCACCATCAACAATCAAATTGACCCCCACGCGAATTACACTCTCACTCATGATGCGCAAGCAGGAAAATGAGGTGCCGGGAGGGGCCAGAAATGGCTTGCTGCGCCATGTAATCGGCAACGGCGTGGTGCTGACTTGAGAGATGGTTAATTTATCGCCTTTAATGGTGTAGAGCGTATCCGACTCCAGATCATTAAAAGCAGTATCAAAAACGGTGGTCAGGTGGCGGATATCCATCGCTTGCGGATCGAAAATAAATCCGGCGCTGGTTCCTTTTTCCGTCTGGTAAATCGCCAGATATTCGCCTTCCACCTGCCATGCTTTGATACTTTCAGGATTGAAGTTTTTCCGCCATTGCCGTGGCTCGATAATCTGCTCAGTGGCAACTAATGCATTGCCAGCACTATCAACCGATACCAACCCATTGGGTGACGCGTAGAGCGCAAAGCTATCCATACTCACCATGCTGCGGCGGCTGACACAGGCTTGCATCACCGGTAACTTGGCGTTGGTTATATTGGACGGAGTGATACCACTGAACAGATAAGGCCGCCCTTTGGTTCCCACCACCAGCCCGGCACCAATAGGTGCAATAGCCACAATATCGTGCTCGGTACTTTGCTTGTAATTTTCCGGCCAGGCATAGGGGAGAAACGCCTCAGAGAACATGACTTGGTTACCAGCAAAACCAGCGGCTATACCGTTTGCCATCAGGCACAAACCAATCATTTCATCTGGCGGCATCAGGAAGTTTTCGGTTTCCAATACCGGCCCAAGTTCTTTATCAAGCAAAGTGTCCTGATACACAAGCACACCAACGTCCAACTCGACCAACAGCAGATAATCAGCAACCCCACCGCCAGATGCAGAGCGATAAATGCGGCGGCGGGTGATATTTGAATTCTGGCTGCCCGGTGGTTGCAGGGCGAGATCTACGCTACTGCCGGGGTACACAATGGTCACTTCCTGCGAAACTGGCCCCGGCGGCCCCTCTTCCCCGTAGCCCGTGACATAGGTTTCAACATAAAAACGGGTATCGTCATCGGTTGGATCATCATCACCATGATCAGCTGGCGGCGTAATTGCAGTGACCTCAATAGGATTAACTGGAGCTGGAATGCCCAGCCGAAAACTCACCGCCGGGAAATTACCCTCTCCTTGAGTCGCTATTTCATTGCTGGTGACCTTGGGATATTTGCCATCAGTGAAATAGACCCGCTCATATTTATCCTGCGCCACCGGGCTGCGGATTGCATCTGCCAAGTCAGTCCAGGCAAACCAATAATCATCGCGGTAACGGAAAATAGTGGTTGGCTTCAACTTAAATGTTTTCCCACTATCAACATCCGCCATAACCGGTGTAATAACGCCGTGGCGAAAATGGCAGTTTTTAGCAATGGTCGCCGCTTGCTCTGGCAATAGATGTGGCACTGCCCGCGGCATTTCGCCACGCATGGTAGTGATATCGATAGCTGACATAGTGAGTGATTTCCGACAGGCATAAAAAAAGCCCCACTAAAAAGTGAGGCTTGGCATCTTTGGGTAATTTAGCGCGTTGTTGATAAGAGAGCAATGGGGTATTTATTTAATTTAAGGCGCATAACGACCAGGCTGCGAGGTAGAGGATATTTTTCAATATATGTGGGAAATATCTGATGTTGTTATATTTTCAGAATTTTGCTCGCCATAATTGTTTGGAGTAATCATCCAAATCCAATATGCTTAGGCGGGAATATATAGGGCAATAACAAGGAAAAGTTATGGATACGGTTGAGCAACTCAATGGAACATATTTTTATAAAGGAATGGTAAACCTTACGCCGCAGGAATTATTATTTTGGGTTATGATTGACGTTACAGAGGAGCAGTTAGGTGTACAAGATATGGTAGCTGTTGCATCCCTTATTCTTGGCGGTAACTATATTTCAGTCCCCGGAAAACCATTAACTGCAACGCCGGGAACCTCCCCCGCCTCCCTATTTTTTAGAAAACATCTACGCTATACCTTTAAGAGTCGGGTTCTTCCTACTCTCACACAAAAATCTTTTAGCTTAAGAAAGATAAAAATATTTTGGGTAAACAACCTAGGGGCGTTTGTTGGTCGTGCTGTCCCTGTCGTTGGATGGATTATTTTAGCTAATGATATAACTCAGATCAGCATTAAGACGGCTACACGCTACAACAATATTGTCCGAATGGAAGATCAATTATGGTAACGTCCCCCAATGTTGAACAGCAGGTTATCGAGTTTTTTAAAAAAGAACTTCCTTTGGTAACAACAATTACCTTCAAAAAAATCCCTGTTGAAGTCGATTCTGCGCTGCAAAATAATTTTGTATTTGAAGACATAAGTGATGCCACCGACGCCTATTTCAAAGCATTTAACGTCAATTATGATAATTTCTATTGGAGTAATTATTTTCCTTGGAAAGAAAAAGGACTCTTTTCTCGTAAAGAACCTATCCAAAATAAAAAGCCACTGACAATAAGAATGTTTGCAGAATCTGCAAAAGCTGGCCGCTGGCTATACGATTGAAATAGCCGGGTAATTAAGCCCGGTTTTGCTATCCCTATTCCGGCGCTGTCGGCCACCCAATATCCGGCGCAAGAGAAACATCAGCGTTTTTCACTGCAATACGGTATTGCTTCCACGCTTTCAAATCAGATCGCAGTTTATCTGGCACATCTTCTTCACTATCCACCAGCCCCTCAATCTCATCAGTAATAGCACCAATGATGTCCGATGCGTGAGATAAAATAGCTGTTTGCTTTTGCGTAGCTTCAATAATCATCTGTTGCAGAACGCGCGGCGCGGGGCCAGGTAACCATTCACCATTTTCATTTGCGTAGTAAGTAGGATCGGGTCGTGGGCCAGACATGATGACGTAGCTATCTGGCAAAGCAAAAGGTTCGATGTAAGAAATACTCTCGGTAGATTCACCGGGTATCGCGTAAATAACCATAGTTACCTCAATCTATTGTCCATACAGCAACTCTGTATGGGAGTGTTGTAGCAACATTGGCATTATTTGAAAATCCATTTAAAGTCAATGGGCTATACGAACCGAGCTGTTGGTTTGCAGAAACCACAACAATCTTGTCATCTACATATGAAGCGGCTATCCCATAGGATGATGAACCAGAACCAATATTACTACCGTCTCGCATTTCACCCCATGCACCAACTAGAACTTCAACACGGCAATCGGTTTTTCTGCCGGGAAATGGGTTAGTAACTTCAACGCGCTGTGACAGGGTTATATTTCCCGGTGATGCCTGAGTTCCTCCTGGGTAAACATATGCGAATTGTGGTTGCTTTCTAGCCTCTAATGTCGTGACTCGAGTTGTCAGCAATGTTATTTGAGTCGCCAGCTCCAGCGCATTTATCTGACCTTCATTGAATGCCGTACCAGCAAGTAGAATGACATAGCAACCCGTTGC